AATTTCAGTTGAGCACATAGTCAATCCTCCTCGTTTGCAATTTTCAGAAGTACGTCAGCGTGGCACCTGAGCGGTGCGCACCAGCAGATAAGGTTTTTGCCTTTTAGTTCGGCTTTGGCTTGCGCCACCAATTCAGGCTTCGACCTTATCCATTTCTCATACGCGGCTATCACTTCATCGCGCGTACCACCCCTACCGGATCGGAAGGGATTACCATATTTCGTGGGCCTACCCACATACACGCCATTTGTTTCGCCACGTCTTTTATTTAGTACTTTCACCATTTTCATCCTCCTGATTAAACAACAATCAACTGCCAGCACCCATTGCCGGCAGAGCAACCAAATCTCATCAAACGCGCGACGCCTCCGGCGGAGCGCCCTGCGTCCCCACGGGCATAGGCGTACAGCCTCGGCTACAGCATAAAAAAAGCCCCGACGCCGAAGCGCCGGGGCTGGGTGGTTAGAATGCCGGCGGCTCGAAGTTCGAGCCTAGATCGTGCCACTTGGTCAGATCGACCTGGCCTGCCTCGAGCACGGCCTTGCGGGTCACCGCAGCCTGCCACGGTTCATCGAAGCTGGCATCGAGGGTCAGTACGTCTATGACCTTGTTCGGCTTGGTGCGCCGGAACAGCTTGAGTGCATGGGGGTAGTCATCATCGTATGCCACGGTGTCATGCTCGGTCAGCGTGTAGGTATTGTTCGACATATCTATTTCTCCAATCGTTTAAGTTTGTCCGCCAGCACCCGCTGCCGGCAGATCACTCAATCCCCCTTAGCCGCGGGCGAGCTATGCGAGCTCGCTGATAAGAAGGTTCAATTCACGCCCAGGGACTCAAGCTTCTTACGCGCTGGGCCTGAAACGAATCGGGGGTTCGAAGTTGGCGGTTTAGGGGAGAGCAGTCACAGCACCTTAGTACCCTGAATTTGGCAGAATTTACCCCGCCACCGAAGTTCCAGTGGAATTTACCCCGGGAAGCCCCTTAAGCCCCTTAAGCTGGCAAAGCCCGCTTGACACCCAGCTCCAGCTCCACTAGGCTGTAGCTGCAGGACGTTCCCTCCCAGCGCCCTGCGACATCACTCCTCGCTAATCTGAGCGGGGCTAACCTTGAGCCCGGGCTTGTTCCGGGCTCTTTTTTGGGCTATACTCGAGCCCATGCTGTATTGAAAGGTTTTGCCAGTGAAACCGATCCGTTACCAGATCCACGTCTACCAGAATGCCTCGTGGCGGCTGCAGGCGACGTTCAAAGACCCACAGGACACTCCACTGGACCTGTCCGGCCACGAAGGCATGCTGGTCGTGAGGCAGTCTGTCGCCGCCCCCGAAGCCGTGCTGCGCGTCGACAGTACTTCAGGCAACGTGATCCTGACCGCTGATAGCGAGAACAACATCACCATCAGGCTCTCAGTAACCGAGACCGATGAGCTGCCGACGTCCAACCGTGAGATCGACGACTGGGTCTACGAGTTCCTGATCTGGGAGACGGCCAGCCCCGAAGACACGACCACCCGGCTGCTCGAGGGTAGCTTCCGCGTCTCACCCGCTGTGGCCCGGGAGGATGATCCGGCATGAGCACACTCGAGATCACCGAGAACAACCAGACCGCTGAGTTCAACATCACCGAACAAAGCGTCGACATCACTGAGGTGCTCCAGACACTCCAGATCAGCGCCTCGGACTCAAGTCTGGTGCTCAACGAGGTCAACCAGAACCTCGAAATTGTCTCGCCGGCCCAGTCCTCGCTCGAGCTCGTCGACCAGACCTCGAGCCTCGAGATCATCCCCGACGCCGTCGTCCTCAACCAGACGTTCCAGAGCGGGTCAAGTCTGCTCAGTGTCGTTGCCGGTGAAACGCTGGGCGGGCACCGGGCCGTGTACGTCGAAGATGGCGAGGCGTTTTATGCCAGCCCCGGCGACGATATCTCCGGCCAGGTGGTGGGCATCACGACGGGCGCGGCGGGCGCAGGTGCCCAGGTCAACGTACAGTTCGCCGGTCAGATGGACGAGGCCGGGTGGGAGTTTTCCCCCGGGCCGGTCTACATTGGCGCCGACGGTACCCTGGTCCAGAACCGGCCTGCAGCTGGTTGGATCATCAACATCGGCGTGGCGGTGACTCCAACGCGCCTGCTGATCAACAAATCCATGAGCATAGAGGTAGCTTGACATGGCGGACAAATACATCAAGCGCGGGACTGGCAGCGCGGACTTACAGGAAGTCGAAGGCCAGGACACCAGTGCCGGCGCAGGTGATGCCGGTAAAATCGTCGCGCTCGATGCGGCGGGCAAGCTCGACGGCACCCTGTTCCCTTCAGGCTTCGGTGAAGAGACGATCACACTGACGGCCTCCGAGGCGCTCAGTGCCGGAGACTTCGTCAATATCCACGACGATGCCGGCACGCCCAGCATGAGGAAGGCCGACGCCACATCGACGGGTAAGGCCGCCGACGGGTTCGTCGTGACCTCGATCAGCTCGGGCAACACCGGGGCGTTTCATCCGATGGGGGCGCTGAATGACCAGCTCACGTCGCTGACCGTCGGGTCGATTTATTACCTGGCCACCACGGCGGGTACGGCTACGACGACCCGGCCGAGCTCGACGGGTAACGTGATCCAGCGCGTCGGGCGGGCGGTCAACGCCACGACGATCGACACGGGTGACTATAACGTCGTAGAGATCCTCTGATATGCCCGCGCGGCGCGTCCTCATCGAGAGCCTCGATGCTGTTGACTTCAAGCTCGACGCACTTACTACTGACGATGTCGTAGAAGGAGCAGACCTCTACTTCACCGACGCTCGGGCACAGGCTGCTATTGACAAGGCTCACGTCGACAGTCTCAATGTCGACGCGGATACGCTGGACGGCCAGCAGGGCGCGCACTACCTTGATCGCTCAAACCACACAGGCACCGAGCCGGACAGCGCGATTCCGGAGTCGGCTGTTACGCAGCACGGTGACGGGCGGTATGGGCAGCTCGCCACAATTAACACTTGGACCGGACCGGATCATCTATTTGACGGGAGAGTAGTAGCAGGCGATGGGACCTCTGGTACATCTGGATCAGGATACTCGCTCAAGTTCCCAGCAGATGGCAGTTATAGGACGTGTGTCATTGTTGACAACGACGACGAAATAAAAATCGGGAGTGGAATATGGACTGCTGTCTATTTTCAGACTGCTAGTGGTGACGAGTTAAGAGTAGGCGGCGGGTTCAAGGTCGGATTTCCCGTTGGCGGTCTGCAGGGGTTTGGAACCGTCAATGCCGAAGAACTCTACGAAGACGGCAACCGCGCCGCTACGCTAGATGCAAGCGACAATCTTGTCGCAAAGTCCGTAGGGCGCAGTCTTGAATCATTCCATAAAGCCTACAAGCCCCGCCGTCTCATCGACGCCCACGGCGTCTCCGACCTTATCACATGGGCCAGAGCCAGCGAGGGTACGCGCGTAAATGAGCAGGGGCTGATCGAGACTGTACCCGCCGACACACCACGCATAGACCATGACCCGCTGACCGGGGCGTACCGTGGAGTGCTGGTGGAGGAAGCGCGGACGAACGAGCTTCTATACTCAGAAGATTTATCGAATGCAGAATGGAATAAGTTTTCCAATGTATCTATAGGTACGCCTATATCCAAGATCGGACTGAGTTTAGATGAGATCATCAATGATTCGACCGATCCGTACAAGGCCGTGAATCAGGGCAGCATTACGCTTGCCGATCAGGAATATGCAACCTGTACAGCTTACGTTACTGCCGGATCATCGGATCGTACACTTCTTGGAGTTTGGGCAACTTCTGGGACTGCTCGCCTTGGATTGAATTGGGATTCTTCTGGCGTTCCGACACCCTTTGCCGAACAAAGCTTCTGGGACTTGGACCTTGTTGAGTCTGATGTCGAGTTGCATAACGATGGTGTCTATCGTGCCACGATTATCATGCAAAATATATCCGGTGCTTCAACGACAATAACTGCTCGATACTACGTCACGTGGTCTACGGCGCCAGCGGCGACCGGGGAAAACACTTTCGCGGGCGGCTTTCAGTTAGAGCTTGCTAGAAATGCATCCAGCTACATCCCCACCGAAGGCACCACCGCGACCCGCGCCGCTGACCTCGCCGTAAGCGACGGGCCGGACTTTGATGCATGGTGGAACCCGGCGGGCGGGGTGTTTGTTGCGGAGTTTATAAGCGCATCTGCAAACGACGGCCGGGTAATTGGGGTGGACAACGGAAGTAATAGTGAACGGATTCAGTTCGACGTGGAAGGTGAGGTAATAATAACGGAGAATGGCAACACGCAAGCCGCATGGTCAAATAGTCTTGCACAAAATGTAACACATAGGGCGAGTATCCGAGTCGCACAAGATTCATTTTTGCTTGCGATAGATGGAGCAATCGACCATACAGATAGCAGCGTTATCATTCCCGATGTGACTCAATTACAAGTCGGAAATGATTCTTCAAATAGACACATGAACGGCGGCATCCGCCAACTGACCTACTACCCCTTCCCCGACATGCCCGATGCTGACATCGAGTTCGCATCCGTGGTCGGCAGGGATATCCTTGGGGTGGAAAATACGCAGGAAATGCCCGCGCTGGAAAAGCAGTTTACGCAAGCAGTTGTAGATGAGTTGATCACGGGGCGCTGGACGTTTGACGCGCCAGTAGACTTTTTTGGCGATATATTCATCGGCTCTCCACCTGACTTCCTGGCGGTTGAATCGTCTCCGGGGGAAGTTACGCTGTCGGTGCCAGCGTCGGTTGATATGGTGTTTGTGGCGGACACGACAGAAGTACTGCGGATGGGACCGAATGGAGTTACGCAGTTAACGGTCGGCTCCCCCAGCCCCAATTTTATAGATCCTCAGGGGCCGGGCGACATAAATGCTGAACGGGTGATGGTTGACGGGGATGATGTCATGACGACGCAGGGTGTATCCGACATTAGCGTCGTCGCGCCGTTAGAGACCCAAGTGGCGCTGACGGATATTGGAGAAAGCCACGTACTTTCAATTAACTCTGACGCATTTAAGGAAAGGGGGGTAACCGTCTCAACCTCAACAGATTCGACTACTAATATAAATACTTCGTCATGGGCAGAATTACCTTTCAATAGCACCTTATTATTGACTTTACCAGGCGCTAATACTATTACCAACGCAATTATTGTGCCGCCGGGGATATACAGAGTGTTTGGCCAGATAACATACTCGACATTAGTGGCGAGAGCAAACGTTGGTATATCCATAGCGCTTGATGGTGTCAGAACTACTGCTATAGGTGCTGGCGGGTATGTTAGATCATCGAGTGGTCATAATGAAGGTTCATCGATAATTGAGGATTATGTGGCGTTCTCGACTGACACGACTATATCTTTAATGGGGATCCAACTTGCGGCATCTGGGACAGTTACTTTACGCTCGGGCCAATCTAGATTTATTATAGCTAGGGAAGGACCGCTATGAAAACTTACTTTGGAAAACTCAGACTCGACCCCTCAGTCGGCGACGTGGAGCTGTGGGTCAATGGCCAGCATTTCATGGACAGTATTGATGTGTCTGAGCATCCAGACGTGGCGCTGGAGGAGGACCTTGTTGTCGAGCTTTACGGCCAGCGGCTGGTAAGTTGGGCGCCTGATCCGAGGATGCCGCGGGCTGGTTCTTCCTCAAGGAAAGACATAGCGCTGGTGCGGGTACTCGGTGCAGGCGACGAGATTGAAGACCGACATCATAAAGAAATGCGCGACTGGGCCAAGCGGATGCAGGACGAGTACCGCCGGCTGGCCAGAGGACAGTGGGAGGTTACGGTCACCCCTTACGTGATCCACAACAAGGAAGGCGGGAGCACCGGGCTTAGGGGCATGGACTGGCGCTACATGCGTGAACAGATTAAGAAGGTCAATCCGGATAATCGGCACAACTACTGGCACGGCGTCGGGGGCTTCTCAAGCACTGCCTGCGGGGTCGCATGGGTACGCGGGAATGAGGCATGGACCTACCCGGCGTGCAGCTACAAGACAGCTATACACGAGCAGGGGCACAATTTTGGGCTCGGGCATGCCGGCAGCAGGACAGCACAATACGGTGAGCGAACGGCATGGCAGGGCACGGGTAGCCAGCGCGACGACTCGAACACGCCGCACCTGGCCAAGCTGGGGCTGATCGAGGACGACCGGATCGAGACGCTGTCTGACTTGCAGTCGGGGACTTTCTACATTGCTCAGGGCACGACGCACCCGCTGGCGCTGCCGGAGGGGGTGCTCAAGCAGGTCGAGATTCGCAGGGACGGCACGCCCAAAGTGTTGTCGGTCTCCTACCACGATGGCCGGGTGGACATCCACAAGCCCCGGACAGACACCGCCCGGACATTTACCTACACTGCTCGGCTGGAGTCGCTTAAAACGGGGGAGCGCTTCGAGGAGTTTGGCGTCAGTGTCGAGGTGACCAGCATCAGTGGCGGGGTTGCCAGAGTGGTCATCAACGACGGGGACGATGGCAGCTGGGTGCCGGGCATGACAACGCCGGACGAGAACGAGAACCCGCTGCTGTGCGGAGGGCTCTGGGCGAACGAAGACCAGCACGTACAAGGGCTGCAGGTGATGCCGCTGCCCAACCGGCAGCAGGTGATGGTCTCGTGGCTGACTTGGGACAGAGACTACCGGCAGCGCTGGGCGGTCATGGTCGGTGATATCGACGCCCACAACGTGGTCCGGGGCACGCTGAGCACTGCTGACGGTCCTGTGGGCCAGGCCGAGATGTATTTCATAGACACCGACAGGGCGGTCTTTCGGGCGGTGACGAACCTCGTGGACACACATACAGTCCGTATTGCCACGCCCGTTGAGCGGTTCGCGAAGGGTGAGATCAGGTTCTACAGCACCGGAGACGGGCAGGGTTTGGTCTCGCTTGACAGCGGCGGCGGGTGGATGACGGCGTACGTGCTCGATAGTACCATCAACCGCCTCCAGGCGCGGGGGATGCAGCGCTGGCGGCTGGCACAGGGGCCTAAGGATAATATGAAGGTCTACGAGGTCACAGGTGGTATGGTAGGCGTGGCCGCCGATTATGAGATGGAAGGAACAGGAGTTATGTCGATCGAGGCGAGAACGGTCCGGATCGGCGGAGAGCAGCATGAATTGGTCAGATTGGCGTAAAAGGAGAGAGCTATGATAGAATTAATAGTAGAAGCACTGGTTGCCTACTTGATCGGAGCACTTGCTGTGTGGGCTGACAGGGCTCCAAAACTTGGCATTCGTGGCGGTCGTATCGGCGTGTGGAAATGGCCGTTTTCGATATTCAGGCTCGCGCGTATGTACTTCCGGCGAGAAGGTTGATGACCGATATGGACCCACAACTCAGAATGTCGCACCAGATTGACCGCAATACAGAGCGGCTAGATAGCCATGCTGCGCTGATTGCGGATCTCGCGGCTCGGATGCACATTACCGAAAACCAGGCTGAACGGTTGTGGGAGCAGCTAGGAAAAATGGAGGCACATGCTGCGTCGCGCCATAGCGAGACAATGGATGCCATACATGAGTTGAAAACGGACGGTGCGGTGTTGTCGTCACGGGTTGAAATGCGTAGTAAGCTAGCAGGTAAATTAATAGCAGGCGCGGGGCTTATTGTAGGAGCAGCGTGGGCAGCCTGGCAGCTTGGAGCGGCTCTGATCAGTTACATAAAAGGGGTAGGAAGTTAATGAATGGATATAGAGCGGTAGTTGCATCGAAGTGGTTTACGCTCAGCGAGTTTACCGAGCCAGAAGACCTTAAACATACTCGCGGTGATTTGATACACGAGCTTGACGCGCTACGCAGTGAATACGGATCTCCAATCCACCCGTCGCGGCACCCGGACGGCCTTGCGCGCATGGATGGCTCGACTACAAGCCGCCACTACGTAGGCAACGGTCGGCTGTGTGATGCGATTGACGTGTTCCCGGAGGGCCGAATCGGCTCGTTTCTGGTTGCCGTCATGTTGCGCATGGCGTTCAGGGGTATCGGGGTCTACGGAGATACTCAGATCAGCGAACCATACCAGCCTGGGCCAATGGTACACCTGGATCGGCGCCCAGGACAGCTGGAGCTGTGGGTCAGGCAGGACGGAGAATACATCTACCGCAACAATGACCCACATCGGTTCTACGAGATACTTGGAGAAATTCTGAGTTACTAGGAGGCAGATATGGACCTGAACGATCACCCTGACCCAAAACAGCGCTGGTTTCATAGACGGGTTCAGTCGTATCTAGCTTTAATTGGCATTATTTGTTTACCCGTAGTGGCTGTTTTTACTAACCATGAAGCTCTTGGCAGGGTCGCAGACGCTGTGACCTGGCCGCTGGGTTTGATTGTGCTGGGCTACCATGGCTGCAGTGCCTGGGAGTCGATCAACATCAACAGGAGCTCGAAATGAAGTGGCTTCGGTGGTTCGCGGGGATTTTCGTGGCCCTGGCGGGTATGTTCTTCTTCATGCGGGCCGGCTCCCACCGCAAGAAGCAACGCAAGCTCGAGCGCAAGATTGCCGACAAGCAGCAACAGGCTGGGGCTTATGCCGAAAAAGCCCGATCCGAGCACGAGAAGGCTGAAGCTGCCAAGCTCAGAGCACTGGCCGCGGTATCCGAAGGCCAGGCGCGCGTAAAGAAACTTAAGGAGAGTGGGAATGAAGATCTGGCTAAGCGCGTTGATGATTTTAATCGCCGGTTGCGCCAACGTAGAGGTTCGTGAGGCGTCAACGGTTTTTGCTGATTATGAGGTCGAAGAAGATCCGGCGGCTGTACAGGCGCTGGAGCTACCGGCGCTGCACGAGGTAGAAATGCGCGGCGACGAGGTGGTCATGACTTCCGAAGCGTTCAACGCGCTGAGGGAGTTCGAGGAGGCCGCGCACACTAACACCGAGGCGCTCAAAGAACTGTCAGCAGCTCATTGGCGCAAGGAACGAGAGGTGTTTTTCTTGGTCATGACGGGCCGGCAGGTCGAGCAGGAGTCGGCGCTGTTTCGCCAGATGTACCTGAACGAAGCCCAGCAGTGCCACTACTATCGTTTTGGTGCCTATGGCGCTGGTGGGCTCGTTTTATTGTTTGCAGGGTTAGCAATTTGAGAGCACATGAGCTGGCAGAAACTGAATCGGCACGAGCCCGGCGGCTGAAGGCCATCGAGGCCGTCGCTGTCATGGGCATGACCCATAAAGAAGCTGCTGAGCACACAGGTCTGTCGTGCTCGGCAATCCGATCGTTAATGAGTCAACCGAAGGTCAAACAGTATGTCGCCGAGATCCAGGAAGAGCACGCACAGAAGCTCAACGTCTCTCGAGAACAGGTCATCGAGGGCATGCTGCAGGCCATCCAGGACGCTCGGATGCTCGGTGAGCCAGCTTCGCAGATCCGGGGCTGGGAGCAGATTGCCAAAATGCAGGGCTACTATGCTCCTGAGAGGCGAGTACTTGAACTACCCGACGACGCCCGTGAATTCATCGATGCCATGCAGTCTCTGGACACTGCAGAAGTCGCCCGGATTGCAGGGCAGAACAACCTCATTGAACTGACTGACGACGACTGGCAAGAGGTTAACAGTGGATAAGTCGATTACGTGTACTGGATGCGGCGCGCATGTCGGCATCGTACGCATCGGCGACCCCGTAGGTGAACGATGCACGGATTGCGTGGATGCCGGCATCGAACCCGGGACATTCGTACCGCCGCCAGAGCCAGAGCCAGAGCCAGAGCCAGAGCCAGAGCCAGAGCCAGAGCCAGAGCCAGAGCCAGAGCCAGAGCCAGAGCCAGAGCCAGAGCCAGAGCCAGAGCCAGAGCCAGAGCCAGAGCCAGCAACACCAGAGGAGCCTCCCAGTCTCTCGAAGTTCATGCAACAGGAGGAGGCGCGCAAGGAACTGGCGCGCAGAGAGCTCGCTCGCCAGCACCTCATCCCGTTTATCGCACGTTTCAAGTCGGACTACAAGGTTGGGTGGTTCCATAAGGTCTTCGCGGCGAAGCTGGAGCAGTTTTACAAGGACGTCAAGGCCGGCAAACAGCCGCGACTTATGATTTTTTCGCCGCCGCGCAGCGGGAAAAGTGAGATCATTTCGAACAACTTCCCTACGTGGATTCTGGGCAAGGAACCGACGTGGGAAGTCATCATGGCCTCCCATACGGTGGATCTGCCTGTGCGGTTTTCCCGGGCGAACCGGGCGCGGATCAAAGATGAGCGCTACCAGCAATTATTCCCGGAGACGACACTGGACAAAGACAGCACGAGCGCCGGCGAGTGGCTGACCAGTAAGCGCGGCGGTTTGAAGTGTGCAGGTGTCGGCGGCGCGTTGTCCGGCTTCGGCGCACATGTGCTGATCATCGACGACCCGATCAAGGACTACGAAGACGCCCAGTCCGAGACGATCCGCGAGACGGTCAAGAACTGGTATACGACGGTGGCCGAGGCGCGCCTGGCGCCTCAAGGTGGTGTAATTATTGTACAAACTCGCTGGACAGATGATGATCTCTCAGGTTGGCAGCTGCGCCAGGATAAGGAGAACCGTGAGAAAGAATTACCGGAGGAGTATCTCCAGAACTGGGAGGTTGTATCGTTCCCGGCACTAGCTGAGTCAGACGAATATATCGACAAAGACACTTACGACTTCTTCGATGAGGACGGCCCGAATCGGATAAAGGTCAGAAAGCAGAACGAGCCGCTGCACCCGGAGCGGTATTCGTATGAGTACCTGATGCGCAAGAAGATCAACATGCCGGCGAATCAGTGGAGTGCGCTCTATCAGCAGAACCCAGTGCCTGATTCCGGTGAGTTTTTCCGCGAAGAGGACTTCATGTACTACGACCATGTGCCAGTGCTCCACCAGTACCCAGTGGTGTTCGCATGGGACCTGGCGATCGGCGAGAATCGGAACAATGATTATACGGTGGGTTTCGCCGGCGCCGTTATCCCGCACGACAACGTAAACCTGCTCTACATCCTGGATATGTACCGCAATCGGGTCCGGGACATGGAGCAACTCGAAGCGATCGTGAACATGTTTACCAAATACAAGCACAATGCCTCGAAACTGGGAATCGAGCGTGGGCAGATCTGGCTGGCAATTGAAAAGCGGCTCAGGGCGATGTTTCAGGAGCGGAACTTGTCGCCTGTCTACGACGACACACTGGTACCGGTGAAAGACAAGCGGGTGCGCGCCACACCGCTTCAGGGCTGGATGCAAAACCACCGTGTATACTTCCCGAGACACCAGCCCTGGGTCAGCAAGGCCAAGGAAGAGTTGCTCCGGTTCGACGCAGGCGTGCACGACGACGCTGTGGACGCGCTTGCATGGATGGTGCGGATGGTGCAGAATATGGGACTCGTGCCTGTAGCGAAGTCGTTGAGCCGTGAGAAGACAGTCAAGGAATTGGTTGAGGACTATGCTCGCGGGCAGCAGGCAGGTTCATCCAGGACGGGGTACATGAGATCATGACGACCAGCAATGACAAAACCCCGTTGGGGAAAGCAAACAAGAACCGCGAGCGCTTTGTGTATGCGAAAGACCGCGGGCACGATAAATTCATCGATAAGTACAACATTTGCGACAAGTTCGCCTTCCCGTTCGTTGACGGCTACCGATCGGGCCAGTGGGAAGACAAGGACCTGAAGTTTCTTCAGGAAGTAAATCGCCCAGCGCTGACGATTAACAAGATCAAGCCTGTCATTCTCACAATGCTGGGCGAGTATATTCGTAATCGTGCGGAGATCAAGTTCATACCAGCAACCGGCGGGACGCCGCAGATCGCTGAGGCAATAACCAAGCTTGATATTCATATCTCCAAGGAGCAGAAGCTGCGCCGCAAGGAGCTAACGCTGGTGCTCGAAGGGCTGATTTGTTCCAGGGCCTATTATGACGTTCGGATCGATTTCGACGATAATTTCCGCGGGGAAGTCCGCGTAGATGTTCCGAATGCCAAGAATGTCATTCCGGACCCGGATTCCGACTCAGACGATCCCGACGACTGGAACGACGTGATCCTGGTCTCGCACCAGACGATCCAGGATATCGAGCAGAACTACGGGCGGGCCAAGGCCAACAAGGTCAAGGATTTTGGGGAGACAATCACCACGGCTGACCGGGATGAGGATTTTGACGAGCCAAATTCCTTTGGTGACCGCGAGACGCACGAAGGAACGAATGCGCATCTCGCGGACGAATCAACTCGCAAACTGTATTTCGTGATTGAGCGGCAGTACCGGTCGCTGGAGAATACCGACTTTTTTGTCAATCAGGTCACTGGAGACGAACGCCGGGTGCCAGTCGACTGGGAGCAGGATGATATTGACGAGGTACTGGCCTCCGACGAGAACATCCAGGTGGAGCGCAAGCGTGCGCAGGTGATCCGCTGGACCGTATCGACGGGCTCGGTGCTGCTACACGATGCGGTTAGCCCTTACGATGCATTTACCATCGTACCGTTCTTCCCGATGTTTTTCCGTGGTAAGACGCTCGGCCCCGTGGAGGATATGATTGATCCCCAGCGCAACTACAACAAGCTGCGTAGCCAGGAACTCCATATTGTCAATGGTACGGCCAATTCCGGGTGGAAGGTCAAACAAGGCGCCTTGAAGAACATGAGGACCGAGGATCTGGCGACCGAAGGATCCAAGACCGGCGTCGTGTTCGAGCTCGACGAGCTCGACAATATTGAGCGGATCGATCCGACGCAGATTCCGCAGGGACTTGACCGTATCTCGTCCAAGGCTGACTCCGATATTGGTACGGTCTCGGGCATCCAGGATGAGGCCCGTGGGATTGCGCGCGCGGACGTGGCCGGCAAAGCGATCGACGCACGTCAGCAGGCAGTTTCCCAGTCGTTCGCGCCATACATGGAGTCCCTGATCTTCACCCGGGAGAAGCTACACAGTCGGATACTCAAGCTGGTGCAGAAGTATTACGACGATGAGCGTACGCTGGTGATCACGACAGGCGGCTTGAACCCGCAGACCGAAACGCTGGATGTGAATACGCCAGATCCCGAGACGGGCGAGATCCAGAATGATTTGACGTTAGGCGAGTACGAGGTGGCCATTACTTCGACTGCTCAGCGGGATTCGCACCAGAACGCCCAGTTCGAAGAGCTCAAGGAGATGCAGGAGCAGGGCATTCCGATTCCGCCGCACATGTTCCTAGAAAACTCTTCGCTGGATCGTAAAGAAGAGCTGGCTGAAGAACTGCGCGCCGCGGCGGGCACGGCCACGCCTTCGGAAGAAGAACGCCAGCTCCAGCTTGAGCAGCAGCAGCTGGAAATGGAAGAGCAGCGCGCGCAGATTGCTGCGCGCCGGGCAGCAGCAGCGCTGTCGCAGGCCCGGGCACAGAAGGTGCTCAGTGAGATCGAGAAGGGCGACCTGGACGAGACCAAGATCGATGAGCTGCTGCTCAAGGCGCGCAGCCTCGACAATGAGCGTGCGCGTGACGAGCAGTCCATGGAGATTCGCCGCAGGGCACAGACGGCTCAGGAGTTCCAGCTGCTCGAGGAGCTCGACTTGAAGCGCCGGGAACTTGAGCAGGCCATACAGGATCGTAGACAACAGGAGACAGGAAATGCCACAGAAGACACGCAGACGCCGGGACGGGATTCCCGAGGAACTCAGAATAGAGAGCGACGCACGGGCGCTGAAACAGGCGGCGGAGGTTCTAGGCAGCAAAACCCGCCTGCAGAAAGCTCGTAAGTACCTTGCCGATGAGGCCAAGGAAGCGGAGACGACACTTAAAAACATTGACGGACTGAGGAAGTAAACATGCCTTTGAAAGCAGAAGATTTGCAGGATCTCGACAGCCTCGACCCTGATGATTTTGACGATTCCCTTGATACGGACGAGAACCGCGGCGACGTGGTCGATCCGAATTCAGACGGAGAATCAAACGAGGCTGACGAGGTTGACGAGGCTGAGGAAACTGGCGAGGTCGAGGAAACTGACGAGGCCGAGGAAACCGATGCAACTGACGAGGAAGACGACGATGAATCAGACGACGAATCAGACGACGAATCAGACGACGACACTGAAGATGGTGGGGAATCCGGCGAGGAAACCGACGAGAACGCCGACGCGGAAACCGACGAAGAGGCCGACGAAACCGCGCAAGCTGACGATGGCCCCGCCGATGACCCGAGGATTCCGAAATCCCGTTTCGATTCTGTAAATGCGCGTCGCAAGGAGGCTGAGCGCCAGCTTGCTCAGCTCCAGGCCCAGGTCGATCGTACTGGCGAGTCCAGCAAGCGTACTGACCGTATGTCGGAGATCCAGACCGAGCTCAGCGAACTGGATGACAAGATCAATGATGCGATTCTCGATTCCGACGCCGAGGCACTGAAAAAGTTACGCGCACAGGAGCGCGCGTTAAGTAACGAGGCGCTTCAGTTCCAGTTGCAGAGTGCTACGGCTCAGGCTGCTGAGGAGGCGAAGTACAACGCCCTCCTGGACCGCGTCGAGGCAGATTACCCGGAGTATAACCCTGACCACGACAACTACAACGAGGAGATGGTCACCGAGACCTTGCGTCTGCAGCAGGCGCTGATGGCCAGTGGTAACTCGAAGAACGAGGCCCTGCTCGAAGCGATTGATCTGATTCGCCCTCGGTTTGTCGAGACGCAGGACCAGGGCAAAGCTTCACTGCGCGATGGCCCGGAAAAGACCAAGACGCCAAAACGAGATACCAAGACCAACACGAAGCGCAACAAGAAGGCCGCCAAGTCACAGCCGGCAAGTACGGCGTCGAGGTCGTCGAAGCTCGAGAGTACCGAAGACATTGACTTCGACAATCTGCACCAGCCGGAAGATCTTGACAAGCTGGATGAGAAGACACTGGCACGGCTGAGCGGGGATTTCGTAGATTGAAACGTGTGGTTGACAGGTACGGGCTGAGTATCATATACTCGACCCGTAACCGTTCTCTGGCTACGAGAAAGCCAGGCCGAGTGCAGACTCGGAGACCAAAACTGGATTTCGCTCGTCAAGCGCGATAGCTGACACAGGTGCATGACAATTTGTTATCTAACGCAATAGGAGAAGGCCCATGCCTCTTACTAATTTTGCGGCCCTGAGCGACGAGCAGATCCTAATTCGGTCAATGCGTCTGTGGAAGGCCGCGCGCAAGAAGTCCTTCGTTGCTCGATTCGAAGGCACTACGTCTGAGTCGATGATCCAGCGGATTACCGAGCTCAAGCAGTCCGAGAAAGGCACTCGTGCGCTGATTACGCTTGTTCACGACCTCGAGGGCGACGGCACTGCTGGTGACCGCTTCCTGGAGGGCAACGAAGAAGCCATGATCAGCTCCGAGCAGGAAATCGAAGTCGATATGCTCCGCCACGCTGTCCGGCACAAAGGCCGCATGGCAGACCAGAAGTCGATCGTCAATTTCCGCAACGAGGGCAACGACAAGCTGTCGTATTGGCTGGCGAATCGCTGGGATCAGATGGCGTTCCTGCATTTGTCGGGTGTATCTTACGCCTTCCACAACAACTTGGCGCCTCGAGACAGTTCGCAGCTGCCACTGTTGGGATTCGCAGGCGATGCCAGCAAGCCTCTGACGGCGGGCCGGCATAAGCGCTGGGACGGCGCAGGTCTGGTTGCTGCAGATACGAGCGCCGTGGCTGCAGCGCATACGCCTACCTACGATATGCTGATCGAGATGCAGACGGCGGCGCAGAATGCGCAGATTCGCCCGATCCGCACCACTGATGGTATCGAGCACTTCAATGTGTTCATGACGCCTGACGGGATCAAGCATCTCAAGAAAGACGAGGCATTTCGTGAGGCTTACCAGAACGCACTTCCGCGGTCCGAGAACAACCCGCTGTTTAAGGGTACTAACGTAATCATGCTTGACGGTCTGGCGATTTTCCCATTCCGTGACGTAATCAATACGAAGGGCGCTGCTGCTGGCAGCAAGTGGGGCAGTAGCGGTAACGTTGATGGTCAGCGTGTGTTGCTCTGCGGTGCTCAGGCACTTGCCAAAGCCGACATTGGCCCCCCGCGGTGGGTCGAGAAGGAATTCGATTTCGACAACCAACCGGCAATTTCAGCAGGCAAGATTTCTGGCTACTTGCGCCCGCAATTCAAGGGCGTGGATACCGGAAATGTTGAGGATTTCTCGCTGATCGCTGTTGATACGGCTATTTAAGGAGGTACTTGAAATGGCTATTACGAAAAGTGACGCACGACAGTGGCCGCTGGCTGAGATTATCCGGATCACCTATGCTGATCTCGATGCTTCGGCGCCGGTGCCGCTGGCCGATTTGGCAGGTGGTGAGATGGTCACCGGTGGGTCTGTTACGGTTGTGACGCCGTGGGACTCCGGTACCTCGGCTACGCTCGATCTCGGTGACGCAGACGACGACGATCGGTATACCAGTACTGCGATCGATCTGGCGACTGCGGGCCGCACTGCGCTGACCCTTACAGGCGACGTACAGTCGGTCCATACCGAGCTCTTGGCCACCCTGGCCGAATCCGGCACGGCTGCGACGGCGGGTGAAGCGGTTCTCGAATTCACTGTGATTCGCGAAGGTCGCCAATCCGAAGTTGCATAACCCAGCTAGGGCCGGAGTTCTATGCTCCGGCCCTTCAACTTGAGGAGAAATCATGAGAGTAAAAAGCGCGATGATGGTGGCCCCTGGCAATTTCACAGTAACCTCTGATAGCGGCCACACGATCCGATTCGAAGCCAACAAACCTACTTTCGTTCCGGGCATTATGGTCCGTCTGTGCAGGCAGTACGGCTGCGTGGAGAAGCAACGGTTCAAGGATACGGAGCAGGAATACCCGTCCTATGCAGCCAACGTTACTGGCGGTCTGCACGCAGTCCCGAATACCCCGGATATGGAGGCTATCGAAGAAGTCACGGTGGCGTCTCTCCAGGAAGAACAGGAGGCTGAGCCGGAAAGCGAGCGCTATACGGCGAAGGAAAACCGGATTCGCGGTGTGATCAACAGTCTGGTGAGCACCGGAGACGAGCGCGCTTTTACAGACGAAGGTGTCCCGAAAGTCGGTGTGATCAACAAGGGGCTTCAGGATTTCACGATCTCGGCTGACACGCGCAATGAGGTCTGGGCCAAGATGAATCGCTTCGGCGAGATTCCGGACGATTGGTACGCGGAAGACGAAGATGGCTGATCCTGAGCTGGAGTGGCTGAAAGAGCGGTTCCGCGCCGCCGTCGATGACATCGACCTTGACCCGACTGACCAGTCGGGTCTTCTCTGGTCTGACACCGACATCCTTGAGTACATCGACGCTGCCCACGCGCAGTTCATCCACGACACGCTGTACCGCCACGAGCTGCTCAATCTGACCGTTGTCGCAGAAGATCCGATCATACCGCTACCCGATAAGGTCATCGAGCTGCGCGGTACTAGCGCTTACATCGTGTCCTCTGGTCGGCAGATTTCAGAGATAAATCTTGAAAGCACCGCCGTTACTCAGGATGACTACGGTGCTACCATTGGCGTTAACCCCTTTGCTACTCAACCGCCAGGCGAACCCAGGGCGTTCTCTCTCGATATCGAAAACGATGAGATTCGACTGTTCCCGGCGTCGGACAAGAATGACACACTTCAGGTACCGGCTTACCTGGAGGCCAAGCAGATCTACGACTGGAACACACCACTGGATATCAAGAACAAGCGCCACATCCGGATGCTGCTCAACGGTATCCGCGCGCGGGCTTTCGCTAAGCAGGACGCTGACGCTTTCGATCCAAGCCAGCAGCGCGAGTGGCAGGAAGCCTTCGAGCGCGATATCCAGAGTGTAATGGGCGAACGCCGGATGCGGGCTCGCCGGCCTCAGACGATCCGGTATGGGGGTCTGTGATGCCTGATTTCAGGTTTCCAGGCTGGCCCGGCGGTGTAAACAACGTCTTCCGCGCCGACAACCTACCCCGCGAGCAGCTTCGTGAGGCGCTCAACGTAGACATCCTCGAGCGCGGCGATGTTCGGCGCCGGCCTGGTTATACTAAGCGTTTGACGTTGGCTGACGCCAGAGGACTGTACGGTTTTTCGGGGAAACTGTTTTGTGCTCACGGCGGGGATTTAGCGCGCGTCGAGCCCACGGATTGGAGCTTCGAAGATGTTGCCTCGATCAACCCGGTAGCGGATATTGACTACACTGAGCTTAATAGTGAGCTATATGCTTCGGATGGAGAAGCTATTTTCAGGTTCGGTAGAGACGCAGGGTTTGAACCTTTCGGTGTGGAAACTCCAAATGGTCGGCCGACGCTATCAGCGCTGTCAGTAGGTAATTTGCCCGCTGGTACTTACCAGGTGGCTGTGACTTTCGAGCAGAACGACGTTGAGTCGGGTGCCTGTCTGGCACAAACAATAGCATTAGATGCAAAAGGCAGCGTAGAAGTCTCGAATATCCCGCAGCCCGCTCAGGCTGATGTAATCCGCATTTATATGACAAACACGAACGCCGAGCAGCTGTTGTCCGCAAGTTCCGTTGTTGCTGGGACTACGAGCAGAGTTGTTAGTAACTTGCCACGAGGTCGGGAGTTGAGTACTCAATTCAGGGATACGCTTCCCGCCGGCCAGGTCATCCAGGCATTCAATGGCCGGTTGTATTCGGCTAAGGGTGAAAACTTGTATGCTTCGGACCCGCTCAATTATTCGTTGTACGACACCGCATACAACCACTTGGCATTCAAGGAGCATATTTATATGCTCAAAGCTGTCAGCGCAGGTTTGCTGGTAGGTCTTGAATCTTCAGTAGCGCTACTCAGTGGCCAGGATATCAACGAGTTTACGCAGTCGACGGTTCTTTCGTCAGGGCCAGTGCCAGGAACTGACGTTGCTGTACATGGTAGTAAACTGGACCTCGAAGGTGTGCCAAAAGACGACTACGTTGTCTTCTGGTGGTCTCGAGCTGGTATGCTGTGTATGGCACTCCCAAGCGGGTCGGTGACTACGCTACGAGAAGCTGAGCTCGCAGTGTCTGAGTTTGAAAAAGGTGCGGCGATGCTCCGCCGAGAAGACGGCGTAACGCAGCTGGTGTCAACGATGCTGGGCGAGAAGCGTAAGAACAGGCTAGTCGCATCCGATCAGGTTTCTGCGACTGTAATACGAAACGGAATTCCACAGTAAGAGGTGCGACATGAAATATCACGATAGTATTCGAGGATTCGGACAGTTTTCGATCTCAGTCAACGGCGGGCCGAAGACTTATACGCAGAACATTATTGTAGACGAGGGTATTGAGGCGGCTCTGAATATCCTCATTGGCGAGGTGGCTAAAATCAACACTTGGTATATCGCCCCGTTTCTGGGCAACGTAACGCCACAAGCCGGCTGGACTGCCGCCAACTTTGCCGCTAACTCAACGGAGTTTACGAACTACGTCGAGGGTGCGCGCCCGACGCTGGTCGAGGCGCCCGCATCAGGCGGCACGATCGGTAACGATGCAAACCTGGGTCTGATTACGGTTGACGCCGACACAGCTGCTCAAGACACGATCTGGGGGCTGGGTCTGCTATCGTCTTCCACAAAGGGCGGTGTCAACGGTACGTTGCTGTCTGCGGCCAAGCTGCCGAGCCCACGCTCCAATCTGGTTGAAGGTGACCAGGTTACGCTAGGCTGGAAACTGTCGCTGACCAATGCCTGATGCGGTTTACAGGTCCGGTTAGAGTTACGATTCGGGGCGATCAGGACCTCGGGCAGCGATACATCACCGTTGCCCGAACTTTTTTGGGGACCGTTGTCAACCAGCTGGGCCTTGCTAAAAACGAGGGTGGCCTGGCAAGTCGCCTGGTCACGCTACCGGACGGTGCCAGGATTCTGGTTCGCCAAGTAACTGAAAACGTTCACGACATTGTTATCGATGTACAGTCTGTTACAAGTGCGCTGTTTACAGAGGCGCTGCAGTATATGTTTTCTGTGCGGGGGATAGGTAGTAAGACTGCGCCTGTAGTTGAACAGAATGGTCGCGGGGTTGTTACTTCAGCCTGGGCGGGGCTATTTGTCGCTTTCACTGGAGCAGGTGAGGCAGACATTACTGCCGTACCAATCGTGTCTACGCGGGAAGATATCCAACCTACTGACGAAGATAGCTGGGTATTTATCGGCGCCACGGGTACGACGGCAGCAGAAATAGCTGAAATGCTTCCGATCCCCCGTTATGAGATTGCGCATGCTGAGGCCATGCATTTGTTTCTGCCCGATAAGCAAAATATTGTACACGCCCCATGGATGCAAAAAGGCCAGCCTCCTTATAATGCCTACGCGTGGTCTAAAAGTACGGAATGGAATGCCGGCGTCGGTAGCGGGACTGTTACGGAGGGGGGCAATACTTTTGTTACATCCCAAGAAGAGTTTTTTCAATTCGGCGCAACTCCTACAGACATTGGATACGAAACAGACTTAGCCATATATCGGCCCCCCGAAGCACAAGGAGTATTGACTAGCGGACAAAGCGTCGGGGGTGTGCCCGATATGGATTGGTATACATCATATGCCCGTGCCGTAGTTGATGAGCGCGAATTCGGCATCGCAATTGATGCGAATCAAGTTCTGCATGTTTGGCCTACTTCTGCTGAAGGTACTGCTGAGCCCGATCCAACTTATGCGGATCAGGCTATAAAAACATCTGTCGCACCAGAGTTTGTTCGTTCTCAGCAACTTAGTTTCCCAGAGGGCGTTTATTTCCAGGACGTGTCACACAGAGACAGCGATCTTGACGGTTTTGGCGACGATCTTTTACGTCGGTCAGCGAGATATACATGGGTTCCTGATTCTACGGGTCTGCGGTTGGCAACAGTAGCTGTTTCGTATTTGACAGGCTTCACTTTGTTTGAGGATTCTGCTGGGACGAATCCAGCTACCAATGCCCCTGAATTGTTTTTTGGGAAACTGGATGCACGGGATCGTAGTTTGCGCCCTTACAGAGTAACAAAACCGTTGGTGCTGGAGTTGCAAATTACGATCACGATAACTGGGTTGACAGACGCAGAATTCGATGTTGATCATTCAGTAGAGGAGGTAGAGGTTAGCAGCACTTTCGCTCCTTCCCAAGTTGGCTACGCCGCTGAGGGAAATGCCTGGGGCGCGGAACAAGATGAGTTGCTTATTGCCGGCTTCACTGGGCATTTCTATGATGGTGAACCTTTTCAGCCCACAAGTGACGTCTCCAACGTTATAAATTGGCGCCACCTTACTTTGTCTGGTTTTGCAGTAAGGCACTTCGCGCTCGTATCTTCTCCTTTCGGGGTTACAGGCTCCGGTACTCGTAGGCAGGCTTATAACGAACTAAGCCGCTATGAGACTTATCCGATAGCGGATTTTGATGATACAGATTTTGGGATTTCTTTGTCCGTTGAGGCCACGTTTGATGTAATCCGACGAGACAGTAGCGTGATTTTTTCGAGGTGTGTACGAAGGAGGCTCGGTGAAGTTTTATTGGCTGATTACTTCATGGCTGAGGTTGCTGGGCTTGACTTACGAACTGGAATTGTTGCCTTTACGATGTCCGAGTCAGAATTCGATCAACGGTGGCCGGATCTTGAATCTATCGAGGGGGTCATCTTCGAGCACCAGATCAACAGGGGGTTTGTAATACTACGTGGGAGTGAACAGGTCACATCCTGGTTCCAAAAGGACGGGATAGAAGGTTCGCTGGAACATACCCCCCTAGGCAGTAAGATACCGAAGACTTATACTGCTGCAGTATCTACCCACGGAGTAGGGGCTTTAACTTCTGATTTGTGGTCACAAGATTATGTGTCCGCAATTTTTAATGAAGTTGATGGGGGCAACATGAATATCAATTGGAGATTTTTCGTAGACTTCCCTGAAGGCCATCGTTATTACGAGACACTGTACCAACGGCATTTTGCGGCTACTGGATTCATTGGCGGCCTTGTTGCCAACGAGGATGTTATAAGTTTCACAGGAGCCTTGTTTTGCCTTACTGATGGAATGCTTCGTAGTGAGGCTGAAAGTAACAAAGCCGTCGATGGTCAAACAGCGTTTACCAAAGAGCTAGATTTCCTGCAGTTTAGGAACATATCTACGACCCACAAGGCTGTATGGGAACAGGCATTCAACAGGACTATCGATCTCGAACGGTCTGTACATGTGGAACCAGAACTCGTAGAAACTGTTGCCCTGTCAGGCAGTGAAACCCAGGAAATATACCGCAATAACCTCATTATCCGCGACAGCGGCGGGACCGATATCCACAAGATCAATATGGACGAGGCGTGGTTCTGGTTATATCCCGGGTTCAGGGCCTGGCGCGGGTACGGTTATGGACTGTTTTCACAGGACTTGGCAAATCCAAGTGGTGATGCTATACTTAGTCGAGAGCAGCAGACGCTGCTCGATCCAGCTTTTAGTGGACGCGCGTACGGGTATACAGCTGATGATTAGAATGAGTTCAGGTTTTCGGAATTGGCTCCTCGGCGGCGGGAATGTCATCGAGGCTTTCGATCGAGGAGTCATAGAGGTATATTCAGGCACTCAGCCCGATGCCGCGGATTTGCCCCCGACCGGCACGTTGCTTGGGCGCGTCACGCGTGACGGTAACACTTTCGCGCACGGTGACCCCACATACGGGCTGAGCATCATACACGTCCCGTCTATTGTCGGGGTGCTCAAAGATCCGACTGAGGACTGGATTTTGACAGGTGTAGCTGATGGTACCGCCGGTTGGTGGAGATTCAAAGCAAACTCGCCCACCGACGACGATAGCGAGTCTACTTCGTTTTTCCGCATCGATGGTGTAATCTCGGCGCCTTTCGAAGAATTCTTCCTTGCCGACACGGCAATCACAACCGCTGGTCAACAAGACATTGAATTGTTCCAGCTTACTTTCAATGTATGAGGTGAATGCAAATGGCTCTCAAGATTTCAACAGGACTACGCAATGCCATGTTGTCCGGCGGTACGCTCAAGGCTACCTTGGACGGTGGGTTTATTCATATCTACTCTGGTACGGCGCCAGCAAGCCCGAATGATGCCATTACCGGCACACTGTTAGCTACGATTTACAGCGACGGTAGCACGGCAGGGTTAAACTTCGATATTAGCGCTGCTGACGGCGTGCTGGCTAAGGCGCCAGCAGAAGTGTGGGACAACAACGTGGAGACGAACGTAGCTTCCGGCACGGCTACGCATTATCTGCACGTGGCGTCCGGAGAATCAGATGGTACGGCTATCGGGGCAAGCACGACCGCGGCGCGTATTCTGGGTACAGTAGGTACAGCAGGCACGGACATGGTCATGGGTAATACTACGCTGACCTCAGGTCAGGTCCAGGCTATTAATTTCTACTCAGTTGCGTTGCCTGAAACATGCTAATCGAGTCAGCACTGCGTCGCGAACGCCGGATTAGCTTCATACCACTCGAGCGGGTATGCGAGCAGGAAGAAGTGTGCGTCGAACAACCGCCCGAAGAAAGCGATAGACCCCCGCCCCTTTTGTTTCCTGGGCCGGGGGGAGGAGGCGCAGGCGCTGGGGGTTCAAACTGCCGTACGGTAACCGAGACTATTTGTGATGGCATTGGAGGTTCTCCGTGCCGCACTGTAACGTATATGGTATGTGACTGATGCCACAGCAATGCTGGATAGAAACTACTTGTACTGATGTTCCGGGTACCGGGATACTCGTCGAAGATAACACGGAATCCTGGAATGCTCGGGCTGCGAGCATAGATGGGTTTGAACCCACCGATTCGTTCACTTACAGTTTTGACCCGAAAGTTGAAACTCCTTTTTTCAGCGGCGTTTACGACAGTGGGCAAGATGACCTTCCGCTACCTTCCAGGTATTTAGTGGCTTTCGAAGTCACAGCGCTAAAGGCAGCGGTTTGGAATGATGGAATGCGTGTAGTTTCGGATTTGAACTGGTCTCTTGGTGATCGATTTCATATCCGTTATGACGCTGGCTTAATCACTTGTTTGATTGGTAATACTGAGGTGTGGAGCAACGCATGATACGCGCTGGTACGAATATCTGGTCAGTCGGCGTTGCTCTGGAAAACCCGGAGTTTTCGGGCGTTGATAGATCTACTGAGAATGCTCAGGGGGTGCTGCCAGGTCTGTTCGGGTTTTCTGGCGACGTAGAAGGGTTTTCTCAGGTCGTCGACCGCGAGCTGCCTAGCTTGGAAAGCGAGATCCGCATCCAGCTAACTGCGGATGCTCAGAGTACAGCGCCGTCGATCCGGGGTTTTTCTTCAGGAGACCAGTTTGATCCTGATGATTCTGACCCGCCGGCGCCGCCCGGCCCGTCTACGCCCGATCCTTTTACGCAGGCAGCAGGAGAGATGTCGGGTCTGTTCGGCGTTGCCAGCATCGAGCCTACACCGGAAATAGATGCTTCGTCAAACCAGCTGATTCCAAACCTCCGTTCTAACCAGGCAGTATCGTTTACGTGGAAGAATGCAGATGTGCAGGAAGTACCAACGCCAGCTTTGCTCGGATTTTCAGCTGATTTTGATGCCGCAGGTAGTGCTGCTACAGCACCTGGCTTGACTGGCGAAGCCTTTGGTCTCGGGGACTTCAGCCATATGATAGTGGTACTGCCGGCGCTTGCCGGTGCCATAGATAATAATAAGGCTCAGATCTTAGAGTCTCTGAGCGCGACTTCGCAGATCACTATCGAGGTTATTGCCAGCATTCGTGAGGTGCTGGAGGCTACTGATTCCTTTACCACCCAGGGCAGCTTCAGGATCAATGTGACTGAGGAGATGATACTCTCCGCGGCAGCGATTGTGCCTTACTCGGTTGAAGTAGCCGAAGCATTGTTAGCGGAAGTTGACACACCTACCGTCGCACTAAAGCTTGCTCAGACGTTTGAGACGCTGCTTGCTGCCGATTCGGTCGATAGCCTGGCGACGCTCAAACTGTCGATCGCTATGGCATTGACAGCTCGCGATACGATCCGAGCGAACCCGCACGCTGCGATCGACGAAATCCTTGAATCCACAATCTCCTCCAGTGCTCGCCTGACCACGTTCGTCGAGCTGGTCGACTCTCTGGTTGCCGCTGACCAGGTAGACATTAATGGTATCTTCCTGGTGGCCGCTGCTGAGCAAGCCCAGTTTGTAGATAGTGTGAGTACGATTGCCACGCTGCAGGCAGCCGTCGAGGAAGGTGTGGCGACCTACATATCGATCCGCGTCGGCGGCGAAGTGATCCAGGGCTGGGTGATGAATACTTCAAATGCCGCTTTCAGCGAGTACGGTAACTACCCGTTCAACTCGTTTGCCGAAATCTACGGTACTTACTACGGCGCTGCTGAAGACGGGATCTACGAGCTCAGCGGCGACGATGACGACGGCCAGGCCATCGACGCCCACATCAAGACTGGCCTGATCGATATGGGCACGCACTTTATCAAGGACGTGAAGGCTGCCTACATCGGCTTCACCGCTACGGGCCGGCTGGTGCTGAAGGTCACGGCCTCCGTCCGCGGTGAGCGCAAGGAGTACTGGTACGAAATGAAGCCCCAGTCGTCTGATACAATGCGCGAAGGCCGGTTCACGATTGGCCGAGGTATCCGATCGAAGTACTGGCAATTTGAAGTGTCGAACCTGGAAGGAGAAGATTTTGAGCTTGACGGGATCACCGCGCTTTACAACGTGCTGTCAAGGAGACTGAGATGAGAGAGCTCAAGATTACATCCTCTGACCAGTTTAGTGGTTTTGGGAATACCGTTTCTGATTTTGGTGGAGAGGCTCAAACGAGCTTGTCTTGGGATAATGGCCTTGGGGAGACGGGTGGGATGACGGTTACGGTCCAACAATTCCAAGCCGCTAATGAGCTTATGATACAGCTACGATTTGATTCGAGCCATCCAGATTGGTTTAGCACTGTAGGAGATACTTATACGACCCTTTCAGGCACATTGTTTCTAAATTTTCCTGACACGAATGGGGACCTCGTGGAATCTAACCAGGCGGAAGTTGGCTCAATTTTTGGGAACAGTGCTATACCCGAAGGTTTAATCTTTGTAACAGGCTCCCCCGGCCCTCAGTTCGAGGAGCTGCCTTTTTTTGTAGAGTTTCCAACTGCGTCGGATAACAATGCCGTGACTTTGAGCTTGGCTACTTATGATTTTATCGGGAGTGGCTCATCAATTACTCCAAATAAGGTTATTTCTCCTGTAGCATTTTTTGACGACGGCACAACTGGTACCGTGTCGATCTACGATATGGTCTTCAACGCTGCTTCAGGTTTCTTTTGGACGGATCTTCAAGGCTCGCGTGAGGTACTATTATGAGCACTCCAGTTTTCGATCCAGTCGGTCTTGTCAACGCCGGCTGGGATAAATTCAGCTCCATTGGTGACCAGGCGATTGGTCGTAGCCTGTCGATCGCCAGCCAGCTGGCAAACTTCAATATCCCGGATGTCAACTTCGACGCCTCGTTCCAACCAGTCCAGGGGGTCATGCAGGGCTTCGATGATCCTCAGCGGCCCCAGACACCAGAGTTCGAAGTCAACTTTGAGCTACCTGAGCCGCTGGAGATCAACACGGTTGACATCCCTGACTTCGGCGCCGCGCCGACGGATGATCTACAGCCCCCGTCGCTGGACTTCTCCGGCAGACCGAACCCGCTGAATATCCCGGCACCACCGGGTCGGCCAAATTTGTTCGAGATCTCGATCCCCGAGGCGCCGGACATCGTACTGCCCGAGCTTCCGGATTTCGAGCAGCTCAATATCCCGTCACCACCCGAAGCCCTCAACGTAGAGTTCGAGGGCGTGCGCCCCGAACGAGATTTCGCCGCCCCGGACGTGCCACTGGACTTCACTGAAGAAGAGTATTCGTCGGAGCTGCTGGACCAGACTCGAGCCGAAATCCAGCGCATGATGGAAGATGGTTTGGGTATGCCCGCAGCCGTTGAGCAGATGCTTATTGATCAGGCGCGGGCGCGCGACGAACGCGACGCCCGCCGGGCCATCCAGGAGGCTACCGAAGACTGGTCTCGCCGCGGCTTCACGCTTCCGTCAGGTGTGCTCAACGGACGTATTGACCGGGTCAAGCAGGAGGCTCAGGACCGGGCCAGTCAGCTCAACCGCGAGGTATTTATCCAGCGCCGGCAGCAGGAGGTTGAAAACTTCCGCTTCGCTGTCTCACAGGGCGTGGCACTCGAGAGCCAGCTGATCGGCGCACACCTCGATGTTCAGCAGCGCAAGCTGGAATTCGCCCGCAGCCTGGTACAAGTGGCGCTGGACCTGTTCAACGCTCGCATCGCTGAATACAACGCCGATGTCCAGGCCTACCAGGTTGATGCTCAGGTTTTCGAGCAGCTGGTGCGGGCTGAGCTCAACAAACTCGAGCGCTTCCGGCTGCAGATCCAGGCCGAGGCCGAGAAGAACGAGATCAACCGGACCAAGGTCGAGATTTTCGTCTCGCGTGTTCAGGCGCTCGACCAGGTCGTCAACATCTACCGAGGCCAGATCGAAGCCGCCCGCACCGTAGCTCAAACCAACGATTCAATCGCCCGCTCGTTTGCCGCTGAGATTGACGGCTTTCGCAGCCAGGTTGAGGCCAAGCGCGAAGAGTTCGAAGCCTGGGCGACTAAAATCCGCGGTGAGCTGGGTAAGGTCCAGGCATTCGAAGCCGAGACCCGGGCGTTCGCTACACGCGTTGACGCTTACCGCACTGGCGTCGATGCCAAGGCAGTCAAGCCTCGGCTCGAAGTCGACGTCGAGGCCTCTCGCGTGCAGCAGAATCTGGCTCAGATCGAAGCCGTGCGCACGGGTATTCAGGCCGAGGCCGAGCGCATCCGGGCCAAGTCCCAGGCGTTCGGCTCCGAGGCTCAGATGTTTGCTTCCGAAGGCCAGATTGCTGCGGCCAAAGCTGAGACGAATACCCGGCAGTTCCTGGCGCTTGTCGAAGAGAACCGGACCAAAGCCGAGCAGGCACTGGGCCAGGCGCAGCTCGATGTGACGAAGGTGGTACAATCGGGGCAAATCTTGTCATCGGCACTTGACTCTGCCGGGCGGATCACCGGACAGCTGGCCGCAGGCGCCATGAGTGCCGTGAACCTAGGCGCTTCGATCAGCGGCAGCAGCTCCGACAGCGAGAGCACGATTACAACGATTCAGGGGTAATGCAGGAGAAGCCACATGGAAGAAGACATTCTCTCGGAACTTCGCCGTCTGGCCAATGACCCGAATACGACAACGGAAGCCGTCGATCAGGCATTACGTGACGCTGGCCTATCTGATGTAGCCAACAGCTTGACTGACAACAACTTCGCTCAGCGCAATGCCAGCCGCCGTACTGAGCGTACTGACATCTTCGATCGTAGTCGCCGGCGTAGCGAACGCCGGTTCGGCAACTTGGGTCAAAGTCAGCTACAGGGCTCGGTTACTGCTGACAGTTCGTTCGGTCAGAGCCGGTTACGTGGTTCAGTAACACGTGGCTTTGATCGCCCGCGGTTGGCCGAGCGGTTGGCGCCTGAGTTGCAAGACCGGTTAGCACCGAGGTTGCCGGAGATCCTCGAACCCCGACTGCCCGACAGAGCTGGCAACGCCTTCGGCACGCCAGGTAACGCCTTCGGCACACAGAACCGCGGGACGGCACTGTCAGGCGCGCGTAACGCGGCATTGACTAACAGGCCCTTCAGCAGCTTTGCGCGCCGGCAGCTGGGTATTACTGACGAGAACGAAGACGAATTTCGCAGCCTGCTGAGCAGGCGGAGGTCTTGAACCATGAGTACACCGCAAGAAGAGATTCAGCGCCGTATTGCTGAGCAGGATCGGCGTCGCCGGCAGAATAGCAATGCCAGCCCACTACGAAATCAAGATGCTCTTGACGCTGCCGAAGCCCGCAACGAAGGCCGGTTCGAAGCAGTGCAGAGCTTGTCGCCCGGGCGTCGTGCGCTCGACTCGGCAGAAGTCCGTGCGCGCCGCGCTGCCGGCGAAGAAAACCCGGTTGGCTCAGCTGAGCTCAATGCCCGTGAGCGGGCTCAGGGGCTCAGGCAGCAGAACCCGGGTGGTGCGGCATCGTTCAACGTCCCGCAAGGCGCCGAGGTGCTATCAAGCTCACAGGGTGCTCAGCTCACCCGTACAGAACCGACGACTGGACGCACGATCGTCCGGGGCGACGACGGCATCGAGCGCTTCCAGTCAACGGTAATTGGTGGCGGTGCGCCCCAGCGTGGTCTGCGTACTGGCGGCGGGGCGAGCAACGCTGGGCTAATCAACGCCCGGCTGGCAACAGGTACCGGGGCTCAAGGCGAGCCAGTGTTCGACAACCAGTCGATCGCTGAAGGCGTCGATGACGGGACGATCCCCGATCCCCAAGTCGAGCGCCGGCGCATTGCCCGCAACCAGGCCATCGACGAGCGCAACCGCCCGCGCACGCTACGTAACGAGGTAGCCGCAGGGATTACGTCGCAGGAAGAGGCCAACCGGCAGACACTCGAGCGGAATGCCCAGCTCGAAGCAGCGACGCGGGCTAGTGGTAACCGGGACGGTGGCGGCAGTGAGGGCGGTGGTGGAGATAGTGCCCCTATTGATCTTGGCTCGGACGATTCGCTGCAGGCGCAGAAAGAAGTGGCGCAGTCATTCCGTACAGGCGAAGATGCTCGGCAATTTACAGACGGCGAAGTCCGGCTGTTCAACGCTGAAGCCCGGGCTGCACGCGATGCTGGTGATCTTCCACCGGATATCACACCGGAGCAGCTCGGTATGCTCCAGGCGTTCACGGCTGAGATCCCGAATCTTGGTGACGGGATTCTCACCACACCGCCGAACGAGCCTATCGGCCCGGGTATGGCTTTCTCATTGATCCAGAGAGCTGCGTTGAATCCCGGCGAAGATACTATCCAGATTGGTAGTGCGAAGCTGGATACTTCTAGGCTCACGGGTCGCGCGGCTTCGGCTTTCCAGGCGAGCGTAAATCGTGTTCGAGGCAACCTGAATCGTAGCGCCGCGGCTGAGGTTCTGATCAATGGTGTGGATTCGGGGGATATCAGCGAGCGGGCTCAAGAGACTTTGAATGCCGATCTGGAACTGCAGAAGCAGCGGCAGTTGGAGCTCGTTAATGCACAACAGCCACAATTACGGCGTAGTTCGCCTGATAGCAATACTGTGCCAAATAGGTTTATAGGTGGCTCAGAACGGGCCGGTCGTTCTGTTATTCGACTTCCGCTCAACGCTACTGTCCGCAGAAACCTCAGCCAAGCTGGCATCCAGGTTCAGGAAGGCGACACGCTGCGCGATGTTCGGCAGCGCATCGAAAACCAGCAGGTGACGCCAGAACTGGCCGACCAGTTTGTCGACCGAACTCTGACCGAAGAAGAACAGCAGCAATTGAGTCAACGACGCAGTGGCTAACGGCGACGATAAGCGAAGCCCGGCGTCGCTGCGCAACAAACGAGCGTTCGAGCGCGCGCAAGCCGAGGCTCAGGAAAAAGAGCGCCGCAAAGCTGCGCTGGGCTTGTCAGGCCCTGTGTCCGAGCCGGAGCTACGCCAGCTCGAGCGCCAGGCTCAGCGCTCCGGTGGTCTGCGCCAGCGCAACATCGACGAGGTACGTCTTGACCAGGCCATCGCCCAGGACGAAGCTCAGGCTCAGCAGCGTCAACAGGTGCGTGAGTCTCCGCTGCGCCAGAACAGCGCACCGAGCCTGAGCGCCGCGCCGGCACCGAATGCTGAGCCTAACCCGTTCAGCCTCAGTGCGCCTATCGGTGACATCGACCAGCTCGAGATCGATACACGTAACCGCCAGCGCAATACGTTCCAGCAGGGGCTGGCCCAGGGCCTGCAGAATCTACGCGCCACGGTGCCAGCAGTCGAGTCGATCGGGCGCGGCCTGCTGGGCGACGAAGAGGGCGCAGTCGAGGCCGCTGAGCGCGCGCAGGAGGCCACCGAGCTCGGTAGCCGGCTTGGCCCGCAGACCTCATTTCAGGGCGTGCTCGACGGGGAGAATAGTTTCGGTGACTTCCTCGCCGGCCTGGCGGGCACGCAGGCGCCGAATATTGCCAGCATCGCCTTGAGCGGTGGCGCGGCAGGTCTGGCAGGCCGTGCACTGGGTGGCGCGGCGGTGTCGAGCACGGCCCGTGCTGTCGGCCAGGTGGCAGCTCGGCGTGAGTCGATCCGCAGAGCGCAGCGCACAGCCATCGACCAGGCCAAGGCCGCCGGCGAGACGATCAGCCGCTCACAGGCTGGCCGGCTCGGCCAGGCTACGACCCGCGCTAACGCGGCGAAAAAACAGCTCGCCGATGTCTTGGCCCGCAAGCGACGATTCCAGGACCGCGGCACGACGATCGGCCAGGCCGGCGGTGCCGGCTCGTCCATCGCCGCCAGCGTGGCGCCCGAGACGACCGACATTATCCTCGACGAAGACGCCGGCTCGATCCAGCAGCGCGCCGCAGCCGCAGCCGGCGGTGCGGGCGCGGCGGCTGTGATCAACACGCTGCCGGTCATGCGCCTGTTCAAGCGCATCGGGCTGGGCACGCGCACCGAGCGCCTGACCCGCCAGCTGGCCGAGCGCCGCGGCCTGCTGCGCAACACTGCCGGCGAGACGTCGAAGCAGGCGGCGTTCGAGGGCGGCACCGAGGTCGCCGAGGGGCTGATTATCCGCGCCGCGCACAACCAGCTCAACGACAACGTCAGGATCTTCAGCGACGAGGCCATCGCCGGCATGATCGAAGAGTTCGCCGCCGGGGCCATCCTGGGCGCTGGTGGTGGTCTGGCCAGCGGAGCGTCGATCACGATCCGTCAGCCTGGGCCGACCGAGGCGGCCCTCGAGGAGCGCAGCGCCGAGCGCCAGGCACAGAGCCGTGACCGGGCCGTGGACTTCCTGCCTGAAGAAGAACAGGCCCGGCGAGAGCAGCCGGTCAGCCAGCGCGTGGATCAGGCCGCTGACGGCTTCATCGGCGAAGTAGTCCTCGAGCAGCGCGCGGACCCGCCCAGCTTCGGCGAGGCCCAGGAGGTCGGCCAGGCATTCCGGGTGCTGCTCGACCCCAGCGCCGATGCCGACGCCGTGGTCCAGGACGAGGCCGGCAACGAGATCAGTGCTGCCGAGGCGGCCACGCGGGTACTGACCGAGCGCTTCGGCATCGACATCGAGGCTAATCTGGACGTGGCCCGCCAGGCACTGGCTCGGGGTGAGCAGTTCCAGATTGACCGGCTGGCCGCAGCGCTCGATGAGCGCGCAGCGATCGAGGAGATCGAGGGTACGGTCCCCGAAGGCCAGCCGGGCTCTGAAGAGTTCCGTCTGAACCGCCAGGCGCTCAACGAAGAGCTTGAGTTCAGGCGTGAGCGGCTACAGGAGATTCTCAACGAGGGCGTGCCTACGGTTGAAGAGACGCTTGATCCGGACGCCGCGCTGAGGGCACAGGAGCGCCGCACGCAGCTTCAGGAGGAGATTGAAGCCGAAGAAGCTGCTGACCAGGAGGGCATCGACCCCAGGGGCGACGCGCTGGAGGAGATACCCAGCCGTGCTCGGCCCGTGTTGAGTACTGAGCAGGGCAACACGCCGCCGGTGGCGCTGAGGGCTAACCAGGGGTTGCAGGGTTCGAATATTCTCGGTCGAGTGTTCGTTAGTGAAGCGACGCCTCAAGGCGGTAGGCCCGAGAGTCAACGGGGCGCTCAGAATGTAGTTGACGCGCTCAACAACGAGACCGGTTCGGAAGGACGTTTCGAAGTCCGACCTGCCGGCGACGTACTGGTGCGCGAGCTCAACGCTCGTGCCGGACGTGATGACTCTGAGACCGCGGCAGCGAGCAGTGAAGTCCAGAGAAATGTAATTGCCGAAGCAAAGAAGATTGAAGAGGCGAACTCGAACATAACAGAGGGCAACACGATAGCCGCGGCAAGACAGCGCATTTTTGATACTGCCAGCGAAGCAATCGAAGATATCGACACCCAGCTGGAAGCCGGGGTTGATGCGGACACGCGTGCTCAGCTCGAGCAAGAAAAAGCGAGAGCAGAAGCTGATTTACGTAATATCGAGTTTCTGGGTTCCCTCCAGTTCCTCAACCAGTTCGACACCGTCGTCGAAGAACAGCTCGGCGCGTCGTTGACCGGTGCCGATCCACTGGCGCTGACACCGGACCAGCTGCGCTCTCGTGGCATCGTCCAGCCGGTGCCGCGGGGCAGGCCACTGGAGCCGTTCGAGCTGCGCGTGCGCGACAGCCAGGGCGAGTCACGCATCGTCAACCTGGTCTCACTGACCCAGGAGACGCTTGGCCGGCTGGTCGGCGACGGGCTGGCTGGCCGCGGTGGTACTCGCGAACAACGCCAGCGCCGCGGCCAGCAGCGCGAAGAGGGCTCGTCGGGTCCGAGTGTCACCCGCGAGAACATCGGACGGGCGGTCACATCAGGCCTGGCTGAGATTCTGACGCGCAACAACATACAGCTCGACCTGCAGGATGGTCAGCAGGTGGACCAGAACCAGGACGCTCTCGACGCCACGCTGCGCCAGCTCGGAGAGGTCCAGGGGCAGATCGAGACGCTCAGGAGCCAGGACCAGCCGGTGCCCGACGCGCTTACGCAGCAGGCCGCTGAGCTCGAGCAGAGCCTCGCCGACGAGTTCCAGGCCCAGATCAACGCCGTGGCCATCAACCCGCAGACCGTGGCGTTTCGTAGCCGCGGCGGGGTCGAGACAACCGTAGGCGGCTCGACACAGGATGGTGTGGCCGCGTTCAAAGCCGAGATCCGCAACGCGACGAATATCCGCCCGGTGCAGGAGCGGGTGCGCCAGCTCAAGGCTGAGCGCGACGCGATTCCCAAGGGTCAACAGACCGAGCGTCGCAAGGCGTTAACCGAGCAGATCAGTGCGGCGAACCAGAAGATTCGTCAGCTGCGGGGTGCCCGGCAGGAGACCAAGCGCGTCAAATCCGGTGAGACCCGCTCGATCGACAGCCGTGTCGATCAGCTCCAGCGGCGCGTCGACGAGCTGCGCGGCCTGCTCGGGGCGAATATCAGCAGGAAAGAATTCAAAACTGAGCTGACTCGGGCACTCAAGCGGGTTGTGGGGTCGATCAGCTTAAATGGTGTGCGTACTGAGCGGCTGGCCATCACCTCCACGGCAGACCCGAACGCCGCACCGACGTTGCCGGTGGTCGAGGGCAACGAGCGCAACATTGCCAGGGACCAGGCCAAGGCCGACAAGGCCGCGGAGCTGGCCAAGGCCAGTGGCGGGCAGGCCAAGTACATCGGCCAGGGCTCGGCGCGTTCATCGACGAACCTGTACCGGACGGTCTACGGGCCACGGGCCAACCCGGGAACGTTTAACGCCAACGATGCGGTGTTCCTGTCTGTCGAAGGTAACCGGCGAGGTTCAGTTGGCTTTGAGCCGGTACGGGGCGAGGTCAAGCGGGCGATTAACGCGGGCGTGCCGATCATTACTGACAACCCGAAGAACCGCGGCGAGACGTCGACGAAGGCCACACAGCGGTTTGAGAGTCTGGGCCGGCGAGTCAGGGCTGCGCGCAAGGCTCGTGAGAAAATGCAGGCCCAGGCCGAGCGCGTGCAGGCGCAGATCAAGAAGACGCTCGAACCAATCGCCGCACAAGAAGCTGTAGGCGACGCTGCGCCTATTACCACGCAAATCGGTGATGTTGACCGTGAGATTCGTAGTCTGCAGAGTTCACGGGAGAGCGTGGAGCTTGATACCAAGCTACTGGTAAATTTGCCTGACACGACCGTGGCCACACGGCGCAGGCAGATGAAGCAGCTGGTCGACAAACTCGAAGAAATCGACGGGGCACTGAACAAGGCCCTGATGCGTAAAAGGAGCCTTGTCGAAGAACTGGGCCGCACTCAGCGCCCGAACACGTCTGGTCCTGCTGCCGCACGTGTACGGCGTGCACAAGAACGCCTGGCTCAGCTGCGCACGGCGACGAAAGCCTTCGAACGGCGAGCTGAAGCCTTGGCGCGACAGCAAGAAACAGCTCGAGACTTCAACACCGGCGAGCGCGCCGCGGCGAATTTCCTGCGCGAGAATGGCTACGAAGAGACTGTCGAGGGTGAGCTGTCGATCTGGCGGCGCCGGCGCAACGACGTGCCGTCGTCCGAGCCTGTCGCGCAGCCTGAGCCTGCACCGGCTGCCGAACCTGAGTTGCCGACGATCACGGACGAGGAGTTTTCGACGTTCAGGAACACACCGATCAAGTTTACTCAGGAGAAGATTGCGGAGCTGCGCGATAACCGCGTGGATGCTGAGCTGCAGGCGAGCCCGGACGGACGTTTCAGAGAACAAATTCCCCAGCGGATGGCTGAACAGCTGGTTCGCGAACGGGGCTTCAGTGCCAAGCAGGCGGCGAACACAGTCACTGAAATTTTCGACATTGTCGATGACTTCGTAGGCCGTTTCGGTTTGTCCTGGCCAAATGTGGTTTTGAGCGATGCGTCTGGAGGGCTGGGTTTGTATATGCCCCCGTCGAATACGGTCTTCCTCAATATAAAAAGATTAGGTAAAGACGGTCTTACTGTTGAGAATCGCCAGACACTCATTCACGAACTCAGCCATGCGCTTGAATACGACGCGCTGCTTAATTCGTCGAAAGAAGAGCTGTCTGCGTTGGTCAGGGAATATAACAAGTGGCGCGCCCAAGCCAAACGTCGTATCGACGCTGCTACGACCGATGATGCAAAAGTGGAAGTTCTTGAAGCGTTGCTAGGTGAAAAACGGGGCCAGCCGTCGGGCGTTCCAAGCGACCTCAAAAAAGCCGAAACCTACGTACTCAGCCCCCGTGAGTGGTTCGCGGACAATGCTACACGTATGATCCTCGAAGGCAGCGCCAACAATGTCAACGACCCGCTGGCGCTGGGCGTACTCAAGCGCCTGGCCGACAAGCTCAAGGAAATGTTTGGTATCTTCTTCAAGCGCTCGGCATCAACGCCGGAGCTGCGCAAATTCCTGATCAAGATGCGCAATGCGGCGAATCCCGAGCTGGAGACAGAGCCGACGCAGCCGCAGGACTTCCGAGTGCCCGAGAAGAAACTCTCCGAGGCCGAGCAGCGCCGCCTCGAAGAGCTCAAGGCTGAAGAGCAGCGCGTCATGGAGCGCAAGCTCGAGTTCGAGCAGCTGCGCAAGCAGATCGAGGAGGCTGGCACGTCGAACACGGTCAAGGTACTCGAAGCCCAGATCCGCACGCTGCAGCTGATTCGCCAACAGCAGATCGCCCAGCGCCGGGAAGCCGAGGCCCTGCAGCGCACGCCTGAGCAGCGTCAGGCCGAGGTACTGCGCGGTGACCAGCGCGACGAGCGCGCCGAGGAACAGGCCGGCGATTCAGTCGTGGATAACCCCGGCGCCCAGGAAGCTCAGGATGCAGCGCTGCCGCAGGACCAGCGCATCGCACCGCCGCCGTGGATCAAGTCTGCCGACGAGCGCCGGTCATTCAGCCCACCGTCGTTCGCGCAGCTGCGCAACGAGCAGAACCGGCTGGTCCAGGATCTCCAGGATGCCGGTGTCGAAGGGCTGGACGTCAAGATCGTCGACTGGTCGGATGCTACTGAAATGTTCGACAGCATCACCGCCAAACGCAAGACCCTGGAGAACGTCGAGTCGCTGAGCCGAGTCAAGGATGGCCGGGTCGAGATCTGGGTCAACGAGGCCATGTTCCAGGACAACCCGTCGGGCCGGCGCGCAGCACTGAATAACGAAGTCGCACGCGCTGCGCTGCTGCAGCGGGCGAGCCAGCTGACAGAACAGCAGGCTGCCGCTGCGGTCAAGGCGCTGGGATTCAAGGGCGGCAAGGCGCAGTTGATGCGGGTGCTCGGCGCGCGTACAGGTGGGCTGGGCGCGCTGCAGCGTCGGGATCGTAATGCCGCGCGCAGGCTCTACGAGGCACTGGCCGGGAAGGTGGATAAGCCGGGCAAGAATTCGTTCTTCAAGGATGTGCGCAGCCTGGCGCGCGGGCTGATCAAGGCGACGGACTCGACGATCTCCGAGGCCAGCCTGATCCGTGACATTCCGAAGGCGACGGGGCGCGTGGGCAACGTGCAGCGGTTCTCGTCGATGTGGGCCGAGGGCAAGCGCCGCTCGCGGTTCATGAACACACAGTCCAACGCCAACAAAGCCGCCAAGGCTGCCCTGGAAGGCGAGGCGCGGCCCGCGAACAAGAAGCGCAAGCCGCCAGACCCGCCGAGCAAGCCTCCACCGCCACAGGCCGGCTCAGGCGGCTCAGGCAGCGGCGGTGGGCGTCGAGGACCCCCATCAGCGGCACCGGCCTCGCCTGACGACGCCTACGGGGCCTACTTCATGCTCGGTGACACGTTTACCGTCCAGGGGTTCTATGCCTCGCGGGATCTGATCATCTCGAAGCTGACCGACGGCGAGCGTGGCACACTGGCCCGGGCGCTGCAGTCGCTGCCGGTGCGCCGCCAGATGCTCGACTTTTTGACCGAGCAGGGCATCGACGGGCGCCAGCGCGAGGTGTTCATGGACGACCCGTTCAACCAGATGGCGCTGGGCTACCAGCTGTTCGCCGCGGGCCGGCTGCAGCTCGAGGAGTCGCCCAGCCGGGTCATGAAGGGCCTGAACACGTTCGCCCACAAGGTCCTGGGCACGCTGAAGACGACTGAGCAGGCCACGGAGATCATGGCCGCACTCAGCGACGCCCGGATCGAGGCACGCCAGTCCAGGCTGCAGCGCGAGGCCAAGGAGGGTTCGTTCCTGGCCGCTGGCGAGTATGCGCTGACCTCGGGTGACCTCACGGCTATGTACGACATGCTTGACTCGGCAGGGCTGTTCAAGGCCAAGCGGCGCAAGAACATGAGTGAGACCGACGTGCGCCAGGTGCTCGAGCAGGACCCTGAGATTGGCCGGCTGCCGAAGCTCGTGCAGCAGCGTATCGCCAAGGATGTCAAGGCCGGGGTGTTCACTGAGAAATTTACCAGTGAGATGGCCCAGCTCAGCGATTTCACGCTCGACCCGGATGCACAGTTCGAGGTCCAGAAGATCGTAGGCAACAACAAGTTGCAGCGCGCGGCGCGGGCTGTGGCCGCGGCAATTCAGTTCCTGGGTCCGGTAGGCCGGCTAATCGGCGGCGAGGCGATGCGCGCGCGGTTCACGGGTAACGCGGCGATCATCGACTTCATGAACTCGATCATGACCGACGTGACCTCACAGGGGCGCGCAGAGTCAATGATCAACGCCAAGCAGCGCGCCAAGAGCCGGTTCGACTCACAGATGCAGAACATCTTGAACAAGCTCACCGAAGAGCAGCAGGTCGAACTCATGGAGGTCATGCAGGACACCAAGGCCCGGTCGAAGGACCCGGAGGTGGTCGCAGCACGCGAAGAGATGGCCAAGTTGACGGTGCGGATGCGCAACTACGCACTGCGGGCGGGGTTGAAGCTGGGGGATCGGGGGCGGGATTACGTGCCGCTGGTGTTCGACCCGGAGGCGACGGCCAAAAAAGCCGAAGAGTTGATCGAAGACTGGATGCGGCCTCGGTTCAAGCGGGGGTGGGAAGAGCTGGCAAGAGAGCGAGGGTTGATCAAGGCGAAGGAGAAGCTGAGCGAGGCCGATCGGCGCCAGATGGTCATCCGTACGGTCAACGCCATTGCCACCGAGAACAACGGGCTGGTCGACAGCGGGGCGCTGGATGCGACGAATGTCTCCGAGACGCCGCCGCGGGTCAACGCCATGAACAAGCGCGAGCTGGCGTTCATCGTCGACGAGGGCGACGCGACGTCGTCGAAGCTGCTGGCCAGTGTGCGCAGCAAGGACCTGAACGGCACCTACGCGGTCTATATTTCACAGCTGGTCAAGCGGGCGGAGTATGCGCGGACGTTCGGCGCGGATGGAGGGAAGTTCAAGCGCCAGGTGGCCCGGGCGCGGGAACTGGGTGCGACGCAGGACGACATTGAGTTGATGAACAACATCGCCGCGTCGGCGTTGGGAAGGATCGGCTTAGAGGTCTCCCCGTTCTGGAAGGCCGTGATGAAGCCGATTGAAGCGGCGTTTCAGAAGCCGTTGCTCAATGAACAGGGCAAGCCCTTCGCCACTGCGGAGGCTGCGAGTAAGGCAAAGAAGGCTCAGAAGGTCAAGGGGCGGGTAATCGAGTCGCCGCAGGGCGGAGGGTTCATTGTGGACCGGGCCATTACCAACGACCCGGTGCGGTTCCGGCAGGCCATGTCATGGATCGTGACCTACCAGAACCTGAGGATTCTTTCGATGGCGGCGTTTACCAACGCCGCGGATATGGCGGGGCTGTTTTTCAGGACCGGAAGCCCCGGGGCGGCGCTGAAGGGTTACAAGGCGGGGCTGAGTGACGTCATGCGCTCGATTCAGAACCGGAAGCTGCCGCCCAAGGAGAGGGCCGCGCAGATGTCTGAGCTGCGCAAACTGGGCCAGGATCTGGGTATCATCGAGTTCGGCGTGATCTCCGACATTCTGGGCCAGGCCTACGGCAACAACCACCTGTCCGGCACGGCCAAGCGCTGGAATGACAAGTTCTTCCGGTTCAACGGCATGGAGCACCTGACCCGCACGACGCGGCTGGCGGCGCTGGCCTCGGGCCGGGCCTACCTGGTCAGCAAGGCCCGGCAGGCCGCCCAAGGCGACCAGGGCGCCATTCAGGAGCTGGCCGAGCTCGACGTGGACGCCACTGACTTGACAGTCGAAAACGGCGAGCTCAAGCTGCTCAGCGAGACCGAGGTGACCGACATTTTAGACCCGATGGGCCTGACCAGCTCTGACCTGGCCGCTGAGACGCTCAGCCAGCAGCAGTTCGACGCGCTGCCCGAGGGCCGGGAGAAAGACCGTCAGCGCCAGCTCAGGCGCCTGGCGCGCGACGAGCGGGCCAAGCGCGCACTGGTGCGCATGGTCGACGAGACGGTGCTCCGGCCCAACGCCACGCAGCGTGCGACGTGGATGAACAACCCGAACTGGCAGGTGTTCAGCCACCTGAAGGGCTTTTTGTTCACCTACCAGGAACGGGTGCTGCGCCGTGGCTACACCCAGGCCAGCCAAGGTAACTATGCACCCATGATGCAGATGTCGGCCTACGTGGGGATGATCATGGCGATGGACATTCTGCGGGAGTTCGTGCAGCATGGACCGGGGGGAGACGAGCGCAAGGAGGACTGGACGTTCGGGGATCGAGTAGCAGACGGGTTCAGGCGGGCAGGTGTGGCGGGTCAGTTCACGTTCGTCATGGATATGGCACAGGCCAACGAATTCGGCTCGTCGATGTTCTTTGAAGCGCCCGGCCCCACGGTCAGCCAGCTTGGCCAGCTGCAGCGGGCGTTTATCTCGGGCCGGGCCAACAAGGCCACGGCAATCAAGCGGGCCATCCCGGGCAGCCAGCTGGTGATCGACGCGCCGGTCAACTACATGGACTTCTTCCTGGACTCGACGCTGGATCTGAGCCTGAGTGACCCGCGCACCGTCACGACGTTGAGCGAGTCACCTGTGGCCAGCAGGGAGCTCCAGCGCGAGGCACGCGCCCTACTCTTCCGAGAGTAACAGTTCGGGTCTGTTCTGCTTCTTGCGCAGTGTGGCCACGCGTTGCTCGACGAAAGTCTTGGCCAGCGGACTCGTGCGGGCCAGTTCCCGTAACAGCGTGGCCAGTGCCTCGCACACAGCATCTGATGTATTGCCCTCTTGGCGCTTCGCCTGCAGGAAGGTGAGCATAACCAGATCGTTGATGGCTTTGTCGGCTTCATGTCTGTTGCGGATGGTGTTCATGTGCCCTCCGGCTGGATTTCCCAGTCACCATAGTATTCTAGCGTATTGTCAGAATGTTCAAGCCTGACCAAGCCGTCGTAGAACTTCATATTCAGTGCTACGTCGTCAAACCGTTCCCAGCCGGTAGCGTAGTAAGCCATTAAGCACGCACCGGGCGATGCAAAAAACACATTCACGTCGGACATGTAAGTAAAATGAATGGCGACGATATCACGAATAATCGGGCCATCGAAGCCCCAGTCATCCATGTCTTCGTCGGGGTCGGCACGGCCGTGAAATAGCCGCAACTGCAGCTTGTTATTCATACCTCCTCCAGATCATTTTCGTGAATCATCAGCCCGCTCCGACTGTCGCCGGCGAACCGCACATGCGCCCACCAGCCGTTACGCCACTTTTCGACCCTGGTCACCCACACGACTTCGCCGGGATCGTCCTTGTAGCGCGGCTTGGTACGGTAGTAGCGGTGGGCGTTGATTGACGGTGCGGTGTTCATCGCTTCGACTGTCGCCACTCGCGCACCTTTTCGGGCGAGCCCCAGCAGGCTGCCGGCAGGTGGTTGTAGACATACTTGGTAATGGCGTCGATGGCCGCGGCGTTTGACAAGTCTGCGCGGCTCATCGCACCCATCAGGTCGTTCTCGAGCACCGCCGTGACGAAGCCGCCAGGCAGCTGGCCGTACTCGGCCCACTCGTCCAGCGCCAGCCGGGTACGGTCGGGCAGGTCAGCATACTCGCCATCGGGATCTTCGGTATTTAAGTCAACCGAACGGGCGTGCTCGAAGAAAATCTCCGGGTTGCACCGGTACTCACATGTCAAGCTCTGTACGTATTCATCTTCCAGTTCTTCTCTGGTCATAATAGCTGCAACGCGCTCTGCCAGCTCTTCCATGTTTTCGTCGTCGTAGACAGGCGCATCTACGGGTACTGCCCATACACAGCCATCTTGATGCAGATAATACTCCGATTTGTAACCATGTAGCCGGGCATTGTCCAGTACGTCAGTCCAAACATTCCAATAGTCTTCATGTTCAGGACCTTGTTCGAGGATATCGTATTCATAATTTGCTACCCCTGAAACATCTCCTCGGTAGATCTCTTTGGCGAAGCGCTGTGGAATGTAAATTCCACTAGCCTCATCGAACAAGAGCTCACTGTCGGGGGGCGCTACAAATTCATGCATCATCGTTTTCCTATTCGAGTTCAGTCAGCTGGTTAGCACGAACAATATTTACGAACCATTGCGCCTGGTTCTGACAATCAGCAAGTGCGTCGTGCTTGTGTAAGTTATCAGGACGAAGTTCTTTCTGCGGGTCGAACGTCGCCGCCAGCGTGCGGAAACAGCGGTCGTTGTAATACTTGTGCCGTAACCGACGATCAAAGTTTTCAGCGAAGTGCTTGATCAGCACGTTGTCGAACGTCGCACCGTTGCCCCACAGCAGGTCGTCTTTCTTAAGTATTTCGTCGAGCTCGCTGAGCACACCGATCGGCGACATCGCCGCCTGTAGGAACGTAGACTCCTGGACTGCTTTTTCACGGTCGAACCACCACTGCAGCGTCGCTGCACTGATGGTCCGGCCTGCGTCAAGCTGCGGCTGCAGCGCCACGTTCCACATGCGTTCTGTAAGCACACCCTTAGCAAGCGCGAATCTCACTACTGCCATCGAGGCAATGACCGCTGTAGGCCGCGTATCCAGGGTCTCGATGTCTATCATTACATGCGTCTTACTCATCGTCTTCCTCTTCGTTAATGTCGATTACATCGTGCGGCACCAGCGCCATCATGAGCAGCACGTTTTCGTGCTTGGGCTTGACAGCCAGGTACGAGGCCGCGCCCAGCGATTCAAACTCGTCGAAGCCGGCTGTCATCTCCATGTCGTTCTCGTCGAGGAAGCTGGCGAAGCCTTCGAGGAAGGCACTGGTCACACGGCGGGCTTTGTCCGTGTTGCCTCGGTCAGTCGGGTTGTCGTAGCGAGCCAAGCTGAAACCTACGGACGAGCCGAGCTTCTTGATCTTGTCGTTTATGGTCATTCGGGTCTCCTGAGAATTATGATTGTGTGGCCATGGACCTTGAGCTTTTTGGCCACCTCGAACTTCTTCTGCGCCAGATCCTGCTTGACCAGATCACCGAGAAGATTCGGCAGGCTCGTCGTCCGCACAATCTTGTAGGGCTCGATCGTCTTGGTATGCAGACCGGCTTCGCCGCGGCCCATGCGCTGGATGGTCTCTTTGATGTCGTTGGTTTTCAAGGCGCCGCGCTAGCTCAAACTTTTTACGAAAGAGACGATCAACAGCGTCAAGTCCAGAATAAACAAAAGAAAGGGAAATATGGACATGGTTCAGTCTCCTATACCATTTGTAGTTCATGAGTTCAAGTAATTTACGATGTCCTGGACGATCTGCTTCTTGGAGCGGATATACGACCTCCCGGTTGGGAACAGTCGTTGCTCGTTGCCTACGCTCATGAAAGTAAACATGGCATAGCTGTATGAGCCGTAGAAAACGAGCAGAAAGTATTTTTTATTATTGTTGATTCGGCGGATCGCCCAGTTCTTTTGAAGCTCGGACATTTTGTTAATGGCCGGCTCTGGCGAGACCACATCGCCAGGCGTCGCACTCTTCCGTTCGATGTACTTGGCCTCAGCCCAGGCCTCACCAAGCGGGTTTTCCAAGAACAGATCGGGTGTTCCCCCACGGTAGATATTGTGGGTCTTTTCAGTGTAGACGTTTTCAGCCAGCAGCGGCGGTTGCAGCCGCTTGATGCCGGCATTTTCAGGTTTCGACATACCAGTTCTCCGTAGTCAAAAAAGCCGGGGCGATGTTCTGCCCCGGCGCTCCACACCACATGGAGTTACTCGGTCAGCTTCTCGAGCTCAGCCTCGAGCTTGGCCACGTGACCGTGCTGTGCCTCAGCAGCCGCGGTAGCCTTGTCCGCGAAGCGGCTGAGCTTCGTCGACAGCTGCTTGGCCGTGCGGATCTCGGCCTTGAGCTGGGCGAGCCTTTCTTTCTCGCCGGATTCTTCGGCGATACTGGTCAGCTCGTCGCGCAGCGTGCCGAGTGGATCGCTGCCCACCTTCGGTGCTCGTGGCTTGCGCTTGGAGCCGAACTTGGGACCACGCTTCTTCTTCGGCGGCTCAGGCTTCGACTCGGGTTTCGATTCGGGCTCCGACGCTTCGTCGTCGCCGTCTTCGTCAGCGAACAGATCGTCTTCAGACTTCGTAGGCTTCGAGGTGGCCTTCTTCTTGGCAGCCTTCTTTTTTGAAGCCTTCTTCTTTGAGGTCTTCTTCTTCTTGGCCGGCAACGGTGCCTCGTCTTCGTCGTCATCTTCGAGGCTCGCCAACGGGTCGTTCTCGTCTATTGTTTCACCTTCTTCAGCCTCGTCTTCCCAGTCATCACCCAGCAGTTCATTGAGATCTACCATTCCTACTCTCCTTTCAAGTCAAAATATGCCTTCACCAACTCAGAGGCTCTGCCGAACATGCGTTGTTTCAGGCGGTTGAGTACAGACACGCGGTTATACGTGTCCTTTTCGTACTTGTAGGCCACGTAAGCCTCGGCTATTGTCAGCTTTTGTACGTGACTGCGTACTCGTACAGCTGATCTGAGCGTCTTGGTAACCAGATCCTTGCGCACGCCTTCAGCCGAGCCGAGGAAGTTGTCGACAACATCGAAATCAATGTCGTCGACTTTCCGGTGCCCGCGCATCTCATTGCTCCTCGCGTGGCGCAGGTTCGGTCAGCAGCATCTGCGTGGCCTGGTCCATGTTCTGCACATAGATGGGCAACTCGTCTTTGGGCACTTTGCGTGCCGCGGCGAACGTGAACTTGTCGTAGGCCACGTTGTCGTCGAAGCCCAGCCGCGTGACCACTTGAATTTCCTGGTAATCACGAGAATTGAGCAGGTCGACGTAAGTTTTCCAGTTTTTCAGCGCAGTCGGGCTGATGCTGACGACATAGACCTGGCTTTCGGGGCCGGCTTCGGCGATCTGGACGGCCAGGTCGACCTGGTTCTTGCACGCCTTGGCATTGCCGTTGCCGCTGCCGAACTGATTCGCCCAGCACGTGGCGCAGACGTCGTTTTGCTTCTCCGGGCTGTTGTCGCTCGGCGTCATGGTGCTCACAGACTGCCCCACGGCGAAGCACACAGGCTTCTGGGCCACGTTGGGGTTGTAGTCGTCCTTGAAGTAACTGTAGTGGTACGCCCAGTCCAGCACGACGACTTCGAGGTTGTTCTTGACCAGCTCGTCGTTCGGCGGGATCGTGAACGTGCGGTTCTTGGTTCTGATCCGCAGTACACCGCCGCTGCCGCCAAGACCGGCCAGACGATCGACCATGTTTTCGCGGCGGGCAGCCAGCTTTTGCTGGACAGAGGTCATTTCGGTACTCATATACTTGGTCTCCTTGGTTCAGGACAGTTTGCGAAGACTGATTGTCTTCTTCTCATATGGCTCGAGGCCAGGCACGCCGCGCGGGCGCTCTTCAAGCAGCTCCCGGAATCGCCCGACGTGAACGCGGCGCTGAAGCAGCTGAATTTCTTTGTGGCGCAGAATAAAGCGGTCGGTCTTTTCCCAGTCACGTGCTATAGGTTCGATGGAAGTGTTGATGGACGCAGAGGCCAGCGAGCCTTCGCCCTTACGGGTGTTCTGCTGGTCCAGGGCGTCGAAGAGCATCTGCTCGATCTCTCGCTGTTTGTGGCTCATTGCGTCGGCTTGTTTCTGAAAGGCCTTCTTTTTCTCGCGGGCGCGGTACATCGCGTCGATCAGTTGACCGATGGTCGGCTTTGACATCTCGTTCTCCTTGTCTTCGGTGGCTAAGTTATCACGATTACACGTCGTGTGTCAAGGGTAGATCTTGCTTATTTTCCTAGATCGTCTTCCAACTGGTCGGTAGTAACACCGTCTTTGTAAAGTCCGACCATTCCGTCCGTGATGATGCTCTGCGGATCAATTACCGGCACTTCGGCACCGTCTTCAAATAGCGCTGTGTATTCGCCGTTTCGTCTCCAGCGCATCTTGATACGCTGGATCAGCCGCTGGATTTCTGACTTGGTCATTACTTGACTCCTTCGAGAATTTTCTTCGCCCGCCGTTTATCAACGCCGTCTACGATCACGTAGGCCAGCAGCGCGAGTGCCAGTTTATTTGGCCTGTGCTTGCGACGCTCCCTATCGCGCAGACGGCGGGCTTGTATCTTCTGGTCAATCGTGCTCATCGCATTTGATCTCCTGCGCGGCGGATCGTTTAATCTCGCTTTCCACGCCGATCTTCGATCCAGTCGTATGTGAACGCAATTAACGCGGCACCGAATGCGATCCCGGCCCCGATTCCAAATCCATATATGAATGCTTCAATCATCGCTCTGCTCCTTGTGCTCGGCTAAGATCTCGTCAATACCCCGGAGGTCCGTCAGATCGTACCCCATCGACTTCGGAAAAGTCGAAATTGTCGCGCGCGCCCTCTCCAGCGCCCCCGCCAGCCGCCTCTCGCGCTTTCCTGCGAGGTCGGCTCTGGATTTCCAGACCTCCCACGCAAGGGCTACCCCAGAGTCTTTGTACTGTCCGTACCATGCATAGTGTCGTTCGTCGTCTGGCCAACGTTCGACACTACGCTCAAACGGCGGAGAGCTGATAAAGGCTTCGAATTTATCGCGTTCAGTATCATGCATCATCGCCTGCCTCCTGTACCATTTTGTCGAACTTCCTCAGCACGACCTGCTCAATCATGTCTGAGAAATTCTCAGCCGTGACGTCCTCGCCCAGCTCCTGCCGAACCACATATACCATGTCGGCATCGTAGGCGGCCTCGTCGGCATTTAGCCCATCAAAGGCTTCGAAGTGCTCGACGAGGGCTGAGAGCAGCCTGGAGATGTAGTCATCGCGCAGATCCGCCTCGCGCTGAGCGGCGTCGAGTAGTTCACTGCCTGTCAGGTTGGAGTAGGTCATTCCCGAGCCCTCTCACGAATAGGTTCAGCAAAATCCTCGAACTGGTGCCAGACCAGCTGGGCGACCTCGTCGTGCGTGACCAATGTATGGGCGCCGTCGAACCAGTCGAGGTACCAAAACTCGATCTTGTAAGGTTGGTAATCAATGCCGACGTAGAACCGGATCTCTTCGGACGGACCGCCCCAGCTGATCTGGTAGCGGAAGTAACCTTGCTCCTGATCCTCGAACGTGCCAGGCTCAACATAGTCGAACGCGAGGCCGTACTCGTTGAATGCCTCATAGCCTGCTTCGCGGATGTCGGACTCGTAGTCGTCGAAGATGACTTCCAGTACATCTTCTAATACGGCTTCGTCCCATTGATCCCGGTTTGCTGGGTCATGTGGCAGTTTACCTAGAGGTACATTAATATATCCTTGTAGATCGTCTCGGCATAATGTGAACACGCTATACTCGCCGAGGCAGATGTTAAAATCCTGCAGCGTGGTATCAAACGTCTCGATAGTCAGATCGTAGTAGCTCGGGTCAAGCATCGCGCGCAGGTCGTCGCGCCTGGACGCCCAGGCATCTTGTACCCGCTCGGCACACGTCGGTTGTCTTTCAGGTTCGTTCATGCTGTTTTACTCCTATGGTTTCACGTAGTGTGGGCTGATCTCGCCCTCTGCAGCCAGCGGACAATGTTCGTTCCAGCGTGGCGGAATCGACATGATCTCCAACGCATCGCGCAAGCACTTGTCGGCTTTGTTCGTCGGCACGCACATGACGATCTCATCGTGGGCCATCATGACCACTCGGTAATACCGAGCCAGCTTCATCATATGTTCGGTAGTCATGATGCGTGTACGGCATTGTGTGTTGTGCTCCAGCTGCTTACCCCCGTATAGTTTCTCCCGTACAGGTTTCTTATATTGCTTATGGTACGGCCAGTACTCAAATTCGGGCGTGCCAAAATCTGGATGGATCTTGTAAGTCAAACCCGGGTAGTGCAACCGAAGCCCGTTTGGCATCAGCACCGTACCACCGGGTTCGATAACCATATTCTGGTGTTCAACCCGTTGGCCATTGTCGAGCATATTTGGGATCAGACTTTGCAGAACCGACCAGTGTTGCTTGATTTTGTAGTTCTTGGTACGGAACGTATTGATCGCCTGCTGGGCCTCCTGCATCGAAATCTTCATTGGCGGACCCATCATGCCAACCTCGAGCGTCATCTGGAACTTCGCAGCCCCCATCTGGTAACCAGCGCCGAGTACTGCGGTTTTACCTACGAAGCGCTGGTCTTTTGTGACTTCTTCGGGCGGTAGTCGATAAATTTGTGCAGCCATTTTTCGATAAGGGCTAGGCACGTTACCTTTGCCTAACCGATCATATTCTCTGAACTCGTCGCATAGATCCCACTGCTCGCTTGAAGCAGCGCAATCCCGCGCCTCGATCTGCGAGGCGTCTACGATAACCAACACATGGCCTTTCGGTGCAGTCAGACAATTACGTAGTCGTCCATCACGAGGCAGATTCTGGCTGTTCACCTTGTCCGTTCCGCCCCAACGCATCGTATGGGCCGAGCAATACATTAACCCGATCGGCATGGGCCGGTCGGCGCGTTCAAGCAGCGCCTTGGCACGCGTCTCGTTGATCGAAGACTTCGAGCGCAGCCTGGCCTGCATGAACGCCGAGAGCTTTGGATCGTCGCTCTTGATAAGCCGCTGAAACGGCAGGTCTGCCTGGGCAAAGGCCGGGACTTCTTTTTCCTGCTTCTCCGACCACTTCATCGGTACTTCGAACCCGGTGCCCTCGAGTAGCGCGGCGAACTTGTCGTTGCTGCGCACGATCTCGCCCATGATCTCGATGCGCTCGGGCGTGGGCTCATATCCAAGCTGCTTGATGGCTTCGACTCGTGTTGAGCGCTTGATCTCCTGCTCCTCGTCAACGACAGCTTGAGCTTTCTCAGCGTCTATGATAAGCATCGGTTCGATGAACATGCGCAGCGTCAGGTCGATAACCTTGAGCTCAAAGGCCGGGAACTGTTCGAGCTGTATCCGGGCAATGTGCTCGGTGGCCGCGACGTCTGTGTCGTTGTAGACCTGCAGCGCATGGCGCTCGTCGGCGTCGAGATCGTGCCAGTACTTACCCTTGATATCCGGCATCTCGATTTTGGGCTGTGGAGCGCCGTACTTCTCTGACAGGAACTTGAGATCGAGTGGGCCTTCGTGTGAGTCGAGCGCCTGGCCCATGCACAGCGTGTCGACCATGAAACCTGCGACAAAGTTGTAGTGGATCATGGCTACATAGGCGTCGAAGTACAGGTTGTGCCCACACAGCACGATGCGATCCTGTACCGGGCGCAGCTTGTCAAAGAACTTCTTTACAGCCTTCGGCCCGCCGACGAACTTCGGCGCGGCCATATCCGGTGTCTTGTACGACAGACTCAGTACTTCGAAGTCCGGATGCGTGACATACTGGGACCCGGCAAGCTTCTTGATGTTGCAATCCTTGCCGAAGAAAGCTTCAAAGTCGAGTACAAGGAAGATCTTATTCGGCACGATTTAGCCCGCTTTCATGGCCCAGTATGTAGTTATACAAGGCATCTAAATCCTTGAAAACTGCTTCAAGCTGATTGCTCGAAGATCTATACAGTTCGAATGAATACCCCATGAGCTTTATATAAAATCCGAGCTCTCCTGCTTTTCTAACGCAAAAACGATATCTTAAAATTTGCTGTACGTCGTTCATACAAACCTCCTGATCTCAGTGGCTATACTATGAAGCCGATTTGCGACTTCGATGGGATCGTCTTCCGGCAGTGGCTTTTTCGACGGTGATCGTTCGACCGTAAGGAAGATCTTAGCTGGCGTGGTTTCTTCCATCTCGATAACCGACTAGATAATGGTGCAATGTATTGAAGTTGTCAAAACTATGTACTATTGCGCCATTCATAGCAGTTCTTAGATAGATAGTAGTATTGTTGCTATCTATTATGAATCCAAAATATTCTGCAAATTCGTCGCAAATACGCAGCTTATTGATTGCTTCCGCGTCACTCATACGAACCTCCTGATTTCAGTGGCTACACTATGGAGCCGATTTGCGACTTCGATGGGATCGTCTTCCGGCAGTGGTTTGTGAATGACGATTGCTCGACCTTTGTGTTCGAACCGAATAACGAGGGTCACGATCTTTTTGTCGGGGGTTTTCTTGAATGTGATCATCTTTCTGTACGTACCTGTAAATGGAGTTGAGTTTAAGAACAATGCCGATTGTCAGGCTTGCAATCTGTAATACCTTTACCCACATAATCTACACGACATTTCGGCGGCAATGTCCCGTGCCACCGTAGGCGCGTTTGCCACGCCCAACCGTGCCTGCCTTGTATGGGCAGAACCGGCAGGCATGCTGCGACGGGTGCGCGGGGAACAGCTCGGCTTCGATCACTTTCGTATGTCGCTCCTTCATGCGCGGGAAATTGGCCAGTACTTGTCTGCGTGTGAATACTTTGATCGTCGGATTCCCCGCGTTCTGTGGCTGATCGAGATACCACAGTTGGAGTGTGAACTCCTGGACTTCCGGCTCGGTAAGTGCATAGCCCGTTGCGTATTCCATGCACTGATCGTGGTGTTTGATTTCGTTGCCGTCTTTGGCGCCCGACTTCAAATCCCCTATCACGATCTGCTCTGCATTCGGACGAATAACAAAGTCAGCGATCATCCGATAGATTACCTGCTTGTCAAAGTACTCCACCGGCTGCCACGCCACGTTGAACGCCAGCTTCTCTTCGAGGCTGACGATGCCACGACCATACAGCGTCTTGAGCTTGTCGAAGCGCTCCTTGAAGTCCATGAGCTCTTCAGGCAGACGTCGCAGCCGCCCGTCGACATAGCGCTCGGCCAGGTCGTGCAAGCGAGAACCACGATCGAGCGGGTGCTCGAGCCCTGGAATCTCCGGGCGCGGGTCAGGAATCTTGTCGATGTGCCGGTACTTGAAAAACAACGGGCATTTTTCATAGTCACTGGCACGCGAAAAACTCGATGCGCGGGCTGGCTTAGTCAACGATCATTACCTCTATGGCGTTGTGGACAGCTTCGTGGAAGAGCGTCAGGTCAAAGTCAAACTGGTCTACACTATAGTACGGCAGTAGCACGCTGAGCTCGTTGGCATCCCATTGAGCCAGTGGCTTGTCTCGCCAGCCGTCAGCGAAGTCGTCATAGAACGAAGCGAAACCATCGCGCGAACGGAACTTGTCCTGGATGTCCTGGTTGAGTTTCTCCGAGTCTCCGACGAGCTCGTGGTAGATCCGCCGCAGCCGATAGCGCTCGCTGACTGTGCAGAGGATACGGTCGGTCTCGAAGTTATATTCGCGCGGACTAATCAGTTCCTTGAATTCGAAGCCCACCATCAAATGCTCCTTGTCGTGGTACTCGAGGTCGTCTTCGAGCGTGGCCTCATAAAGCTCCACGTAAGCACGTGCGACGGCTTCGAAGTTGATTCGATAGTCTTCGATGTGCTCATGCACGATTTCAGACTCGATCATGTCGTCGATCCACGACTCGTAGAAGCCGTCGAAGGGTATGAATACTTCAGGGTTGCTCATTATCTTCTCCTTGTATCCCATGCAACGGGCATTTGGGGTTCGTCCAGAACACGGCGTCTTCACCTCCGCTGTACCAGGCGCCGCGCCCATGCGCGTTATCGAGCACCGGGCAAAAACAGCCAAGTTCGATGGCCTCGTCGCTGCCGGGGTTAGGTATGTCATTCATCACTTTTCTCCTTCCAGCATCTCCATGAGTTCAACCATCGCGTCGCGCTTGTCTGTCGTGCGCTGGTATACGGATTTTTCAATCGTACCCACGGCACTGACCATCACGTTCTCAGTCTCCTGGGTCTGGCTGCCGCGGTGGACCCGGTGCTTGCCCTGGACCAGCAGGTCTGCCCGGTCTGTGGGCGAACACCAGATCGTCGCTGTGCCTCGGGTCAGCGTCAGGCCGTGGGCGCCTGTCTGCGGGTGCATCAGCAGCGTCTGGTACTCGCCGGCCTGGTAGGCGCGCACGATAGCGTTGCGCTCTCGCGTATGGCGCGTGATCTCGGCCCAGGCAATCTTGCGGGCCTCGAGGGCCTTGATCAGCGACTCACGCTGGTGGTCCCAGTTGTAGAACACGATACTGTGCTCACGCTCGCGCACCAGGTCGACGACGAGCTCGACGCGGCCATCGTCGATCGTATGGACCTTGCCCAGCTCACCGTAGACGGCCCCCGAGGCCAGCTGCAGCAGCTTGCCACGCAGCACCGCGGCGTTGACGGCGTTGACCGTGCCGTCCTTGAGGGCGACGATAGCTTCTTCCTTGAGCTGCTCGTAGAGTGCCATGAGCTTGGCTGAGGGCCGGTAGAACACCATGTGTTCGGTGTTGCCAGGCACGTCGGGCATGACTTCTTCAAACTTGTGGCGGATTGTTACGTCGCTCAGGATCTGGGCGACACTGTCACGTGCCTCGGGCTTGTCGACCCACTTGACCCAGTTGGGCTGCGCCGGGTTGACATATTCAGGCTTGCACACGACGTCGCGGAACTTGACGAAGCTTTTGCCCAGCCGTTGGCCGCCGTCGAGGATCAGCGCCTGGTGCCAGATGTCGGTGATCGAGCGCGACGTGGGCGTGCCCGTGAGCAGCGCGCGGCGATCGAAGTACTTCGAAATCTTGCGCAGAGCTTTGCTGCGTTGGGATGTGTGGTGCTTGAAGTCGCTGGACTCGTCGACGATCAGTGTGTCGAACGAGTCGAAGAACTTCTTTGGCCGCTTGGCCAGCCACTTGGCCGCGTCGGTGTTGGTGATGTAGACATCTGCTGGTGTGCTGAAAGCATCGATGCGGTTCTTGGCCCAGGCAATCGAATAGCGCAGATCTGGTTGGAACTTGTCTATGTCGTCTCCCCACGCAGAGTCGAGCAGAGACTTCGGGGCGATGATCAGCGCGCGCTTGTTGGCGTATTCGACGAAGGCGTCGATGGCGGCTCGGGATTTGCCCGAGCCCGGACTACTTAGATCAAACATATAAGGTGTTCGCCCATAGAACTGGAAAGTCTGTTCCTGGTGTGGCCAGCGTTCGGGGATCATGACTCGTTGAGTTCCTGGCTAAGTAGATACGCAGGTAGTTCTGCCAAGCGCTGTTCAAGTCTGGCTACATCTTGTCGTATATCCGAGATCGTAGCCATGTCGTGCAGGTTTTCTTCGTCTTCGAACTCACACTGGAGTTCAAGTAGAAGAGTGTTAACTTGTTCAAGATACGTTCTTGATAAATTCCACGGTGTTTTCTTATTCATTTTACACTCCTCAGTCTGGTTGTCTCCATCACGTCATCCACGAACACCTCCGGCTTCTGCCACTGCACGGTCATGCTTTGTACCAGCTTGTTGTCTTTCCGATGGCGCTCAAACGTGATACCGTAATGCTTGACCAGCGACGAAAACTTGTTCGCTGTGCGTGGCATGTCGCCGATCGTGTAGTTGGCCAGCGCCTTGACCTGATCTCTTGTGATGACATGCACCTTGTTTTTCAGCGCATGGTCTTCAGCTTCTCTCAGGATGCCCGTAAAGTGCTCCTGGTCGACAGCGTGCATGGTGTCCGTTGCCATGCCTGCGTCCGTTGGCAGGTTGTCGATGAAAAATTGCAGATTCCCATTGCGCAGTGCACTGAACATGATCTCCAGCGACGTTCTGCTCAGGAACATCAGCTTCTCGCGGGCTTCGTTTTGCAATGGTGTCTTGGCTTTTTCAACATCGGCATTCGCGTTTTGCAATATCCAAGCGAAAGTCGGGAGCTCGCGTTCGATGCGTTTGATGTCGCTGGTGTCGAGGTCAAGCTTTTTATCCTGGTAGAAGCCGACATTGATACGCCGATCGCCGGACTCGATGGTAATCGGGTCTGGATAGTTCGACGCCACGATAATATTCATATAGTTTTTGGCTATGTAATGCCCAGTATTCATAGCCCGTATCGATATTACCGGGTCAGTACAAGCCTGCTTGAGCTTGGCCATGACCGACTCCATGTCCCGGATCTGCGTACGCTTGGACTCGTCGATCATCAGGATCACACAGCGCTCCATGTAGTGGTTGTACTTGTCCTCGAGCTCACTGAGCGACTTGACCGACACATATTCCTGGCCGAGCAAGGGCGCCAGGATCTTGTGGACCAGCACACCTTTCCCCGTGCCAGGCACGCCGTGGAAGACCCACATGGTCTGCGTGCGCTGGCGCTGCTGGACGATCACAGCCATCCAGTTGAGCAGGTGTGTGACGACCTCCTTATCGTTGCCACAGACCGACTCGATTACTTTACTGATCGTCGGCGGGAATTCATTCGTAGTTGGCGGTTTGGCATTGCGCAGCACCGGGCTGGGTCGGTACTGGTTGACGAACTTTTCTTCGGGTACGAATATACGGTCGTCGTCGAATCGGAACAGATAATCCCACTCTTCAATATAGTCCCCGACGAATTGTCCGTGCTGTTTCAAAAAGTCCTCGACCTTTTTGACGTTACCTGTCGGATAAATGTCGAGGTCGTATGCTTCGGGATCGTACGTGCCACGGTAGTATGTGTCTGATTTCCGATCGAGGAAGGCGAAGTATTTGATATCTCCGGTGCCGCGGTGAGTTTCCTTGAGCTCTTCTTTCTTGAATGCCCTGTAGTAACCGGGAATCAACTCCTTGGCCAGATAATTCGGCTCACCCTTGAAGTTGTAGATAATCTCCGGACTGTCGATTGGATGATAGTAGCCCCACGAATCACCACCGTTGATGTTTAAGTACATGAAGCCCCGCTCCGACTTCATGCCTGTGACTTCAGTCTCGCCTGGGTTTTGCAGTACCTCGGTGCCAGCGACGGTCCTGGTCTTGAATGTCCGGGCCTTGAGCCCCATCTTTTTACGCAGCTCGGTGAGCTTGTCTTGTTTGAGCTGCTGCACGCGCGTGGCGTCGATGTCACTGACCAGGCCGCTGATGTCGATCTCGTTGTGTGTTCTGGTCTCGATCGTCACGCGCTCATCGATTGGATCCTCGAAGCCTGTACAGTTCGGTGGTGAAATGTAGAGCAGCTTACTGTTGTCGGCGACTGAAATGTCAAGCGGCCACCTGAGTGCTGCCGCGGTGCGGGTCAATGAGATATGATCAGCAAGCATTGAGATGTTAAGGTTGCGCTCCATGAGCCAGAGCTTGAGCTGATTCGGCAGTACAGGCTCACTGAGCATGAAGAACAAATGCGCGCCGAACTTCTTGGTAATGCCATGGCTCGATGAATACTGCTTGATGTAACTGACGTCGCTGAGGCCAAGTTCACCGAGCAGCCTGGACAGCCGTGACTCATCATCAAAGTAGTCCAGGTCCAGACACATCCACGATGTACGTACGTATGGGTCTGTCGCTCCAGCGCGGCTTTCAACATAGAGGTCCCGATTGAGCGTGCCTTTCATCAGGCAATGCCCTTGTTCGCCGTGAGTGGCAATCAGGTCTTTGAAGTCGGTTAGTGAAGCAGCATGTTCTTTTATGGACGAGACGTTCTTGGCAAGCGGGTAAGGTTCTACTTTATACTGGCCCCCCTGCTTGGTGAATGATTTAACGAGCGGTATCCTGGCCTCGAGGAAATAAAGATCCATGTGGCTTTTTCTCATCTTTGTGGTGTAGCGGGTCTATCGATCTTACCACCCAACGAGCCGCAAAATCAATAGATGTTATCTATTAATCCGGCTGTTCCAATCGTTTCAGCCATGAAATCAACGTGATCCTGGCCGCTTTCGCGGCGTCTTTGGGCGTGGCATGCTGGGTGATCAGCCGACCATAGTGGTGCCTGGCTGCATGAGGCAATTCACATATTAACGATGACTCATGTTCGCCTTGCTCGATCTCGAACAGGCGCACGTCGCCGACGTAGCCGTCTACGATCTTGTCCGTTACGCGTTGCCAGCGGATTTTCAAAACATGTCTTCCTTATCCAGCCGTTCAATTTCACGTCCAGTCATAGACGATAATCTCGTCGATGGCTTCGGGATCTTCGATATGGTCAGTTAGACCATTGTTCTTCCAGTCGCCACCGTAAAAACCGCCACAGCTGCCAATGACTTCTCCGTCATCGTCTTCAATCATAAAGGCCCACACATCGCCACGTAAGTAGTCGTCGTACCCGCCGACCTCGCCGGCGAAGACTACGTCGTTCACATACATGTCAAGCGAGTCGTAGCGCGTTCCTCCACGCTCCATTGGAAAGTCGGTGTCGGTAAGCTGCAGTTCTTCTTCCGCCCGCTTACGCGTGACGTAAATGAACCCTACGCAGCCTGAGTCCCACGGGCAGTGGAATGATCCGAGGCTGATCGTGATGCCGCTGTGGTCGTAGAGATAGAGCGGGTTGTAGATGAAATGTACCTCGAATATGTCAGCTACACGCTCGGTTACGGCTTCTTCATAGGCATCGTGATCTTCGATGTCCTCATACATCTGGTCGAGCTCGTCTTCCAGGTCGATGTCACAGTGCTCGCACAGCAGGTCAATCATGTCTTCGCGCATGTCGCCTCGGCTTTCTTCGTCACCGAGCTGGTAGCGCCTATGTGCGCAGCGCATCGTGGCAATGTTATCGAAGTCGCGAGGATCTTTGGCCATGTCGTCCTGTATCAGTTTCAATGTAGTCATCGTGCATCCTCTTTTAGCAGTTCCATGATGTATTCACGCAGCTCGTCGGCGTCGTCGTCGCCAGTAAACTTTTCAAGTGCGTCAAGGTAAGAATTTTTTAGTATGCCCTGTGTTGCCTGGAATAGAGTCATGGCGGCTACGAATTGTTTGTAGTCCCACAACCAGTCTATATTTTTAAGTATGGCACTATCAGCTGCCAGGCATAAAAATTTTCTACCTTCGTTTCTATACATGAGCATATACCTTACAAACTTACGGTTTAAATACAATCCACGAAAATACTTACGTGCATCAGTTCTTAGTTTCTTCATCTTGGGTGTCATCTCACGTACCTCCAGTTAGTAACTGTGCGCACTTTGTTGTCGTCGCACAGCATCGTGAACAGCCTTTCCCCACGGTAAGTCGTTTCATAGACTGCACAACGGGTCATGTCTTCGAGCAGCACCGTATGAAGCGGCCTGGGTACCTGCGGAAACCGTGCGTCGATCGTGACTAGTGTCCAGATCAGCGCGCCGATGATTAGCAGCGCCGCTGCTGCAAACAATATGCGCATCTTTATTCTCCTCGTCCCCAGCATAAAAAAAGCCCAGCGGTACACGTGTTGGGGACACTTGTGTACGTACCGCTGGGCCATCCACGACTGGGGGTCGTCGTCAGCCGTGAACCTGAAAGTTTATCGTTCGTCGCCGTAGCCGTCGCCGTAGCCGTCGCCGTAGCCGCCGTAGCCGTAGCCGTAGTCGTAGCCGTAGCCGCCGCCGTCGCCGTCGCTGTAGCCGTAGCCGTAGCTGCCGTCGCCGTAGTTGTAGCCGTCGCCGTCGCCGTAGCCGTCGCCGTCGTCGTAGCCGTAGCCGTAGCCGTCGCCGTAGCCGTAGCTGTCGCCGTAGCCGTAGCTGTCGCCGTAGCCGTAGCTGTCGCCGTAGCCGTAGCCGTCGTCGTAGCCGTCGTTAACAGCTCTTAGTACGTAACCACGCTCGCTGGTTTCGACCAGGCTTAATGCATAAACGGCGGGCATTGCCGCCGAAACAACAACCCCAGCTGCGAGCATTCGACGGAGCGCTTTAGCGACGCCGCTGGCGCAGGCACCGTGGCGGACGACGTCATCTGCTGTGATTATGCGTTCTGCCATGACTGCCATGCCTCATCTGTGATATCAAACAGTGCAGTGATGTCGTGCAGCATCGGAATGTCAGCTGGTGCGCTGATTAAAGACTCTTTAGTCGGTCCGGTCTCTGCCAACTCCATCACGCCGCGGGTAGTTCCGAAACGGATCGCCATGCGCGCGTTTTTCAGTGGCATTGCCTTGGCGCTGATGTCCTGATCATCTTCGATCAGGCCAGCAAATACGCCACGGTGTTGAGTCGTTACAAGTACTGCTCTCATGGTAATTCTCCTCAATGTTAAGAGTGCCCCTGGCCTATCCGGACGTTAGCCAGGGACGTGGGTTGTGGCTCGTTGTTAATCCGGGCCACCTAATGTACTACAGCACCGCCTGACCAAACAGGGCCTGGCGAGTGTTCTCACGCGTCTGCGCGCGCTCGGCACCCTTCGTGGCGTTGGTCATCGACCAGCCACGCAGCCCCAGGGCACCTGTGCAGCCGCGGCGTACATCTGGCACCTGGTTATTGTCTGCCGCCCAGTCCATGATCTGCGCGGCGAGCAGGGCCTGCGTCCTCGAAGACTCGAACAGCTCCAGCGAGCGCTCTGCGGCATCCTCGTTGCCCGCGGTGCGGTGGCGGTGGATGTTCTCGACGTGGATGTCAGCCCAGTAGATGGCGCTGGCGAAGTCCTGCTCGGCCTGCCGGCACACGGCGCGGATAAAGTTCGTGCCCATGTACTGGTTGACGTTCTCCAGGCGCTTGACAGCCAGCGACAGCTGCTTGCCGATGTCGTCAGGCTCGGGGTTGTCAGCCAGGCGGTGGGCCAGGTCAATGACTGGCTGCGCCTGGTGGGCCGCGTCGAGCTTGGTGAGCGTGGCGTTGAGCCCGCGGAACAGGGCACTGTCACGCTTGAGCTGCGCCGCGCGCTCGTCGGCGTCGTCGTAAAACGGCTGGGCCAGTGCGACGAGGGCCTCGATCGTGCCCTTCAGGGGCTTGAGCAGCGGCTTGCCCTGGCCATCCTTGGCCCAGTAGAAACCGTCGGGCGTGTCACCGGCGCCAGCCGGCAGGTGCTCGTTGGCCTCTTGAGCATACTCGCGCTCGTGGCCATCTTCGCGCTGGCCGTTGTCGTCGCTATGCTGGGCGGCAATCTCGTCGTAGGGTGCCGAGCCAGTGGATGGTGTTTCGTTGAGATTTGACATAGTGTTACTCCTTACTGTGGTGTGTTAAGCCGCAGCTAACAGGGCTGCGACGGTCATGGCGCTCTGGATCAGGGTGATCAGAGCGAGTACTACTTTGATAAAGAACATTTAAGGTCTCCTCGTTACCGGTGTGTTCAGCCAGCCACCGCGGCCAGCTCACCCGACCACCCATCAGGCGCGCGACGCCTCCGGCGGAGCGCTGTTGTGTGGGGACTGAACTGATCTTCTGCTGGGCGTTGTAGGCGTGGCCGGGTACCGTTCGATCGTAGCGCGTAGCCAGTCTTTGTGTTCGTGCCACCAGTCGAGGGCTTTAGGGTCCATCTGCGCAATTATTTGGTCATCGAACCGCCACCAGTCGTCGATGAGGTGGCCTTCGCAGCTAATCTGTAGAAAATCAGAGGTGTAGGTAACTATCCAGTATGGCAGGCATATAAGCGTGCGGATTTCTTCACCGTTGCCAGTACAATCCTCCAAGTTAGCTACGAACAGGTCAGCGCTGTACAGGTTAGCTCTGTACAGGTCAGCTCTGTACAGGTTAGCCCCGCACAGGTTAGCCCCGCGCAGGTCAGCTCCGAACAGGTCAGCTTCAGGTTCTATTGTGTAGCCGTTAATCTCCATCGTGGTTTTCTCCTTTCAGTACAGTGCGGTGCAGTGCAGCGTATCGTTGCCGCTCGGCGCGCTGTGCTTCGCGCAGCTGGTCGGCGGGTATGATCTCGAGGTTGTCGACATGGTTGTCCAGGGTGTTGCCGTTGGTGTACATGACGTCGTTCAGGTTCTCTTCGGATGATCCGCTGGCGTATGATCTCGAGGTTGTCGGCACAGCTTCAGTTCTGCGTATTTTGGCAATGCGGTGCTTACTGAGCTCGCTGAGTATTTCTCCGCGCCCACACCATTGTGTGGTTTTGTCCAGCTCACTGTGGCGCTGGGTCCGGTCGGTGAGCTTACGCTCCCGAATATGCACAGCCGCCACCAGCCGGCCTACTTGGAAAAAACCGGTTCTGTACAACAACGAACCCCTGAGCCGGATTCGGTACACGCCCAACGGGCGGTACCGAGTGCCCGGAACCAGATGAAAACGAGGGAAATGAGGTTGATGCCCTCTGAGCGAGCGCACCCGCCCGTAATTGGACACCTCGTAGTCACTCATCCCCAGATTGGACAGGCTGAGAAACACTTCGTCGTCGGCGTTGGCTTCGGGCTGGTCTACGTACATTGCGCGCGCTCCCGCTCCCGGCGTTGGTAGCTGCGTAGTTGCTCGGCGTCAATGATCTCGAGATTACTGGCCCGGTTGTCCAGGGTGTTGCCGTTGACAAAGGTTACGTCGCCCACGGGCGGATCGAATGAAGTCATCAGCTCCCGGGGTATATCGGCGCCGCTGTTGGGGATCATCGGTGGGACGTGCTCGTCGTCAACTGAGCTGTGGCGGTCGGCTACTATCAAATGGTGCTCAAATTCGGAGCGTATCTCGGGGTAGACGAAGGCCATGGCAACAAGACGGGCGACCAGCAACCGATGCGGTTTGCGGGTGACCTCATTGCGGAGTGTGATGGCGCATACACCCTTCGGGCGGAACCTCGATGGCTTGGTGATATTGAACTTCGGAAAGGTGTAATCAGGATAGCGTATGTTGCGGACGCGACCGAACTGGGAGACCTCGTAGTAGGGGTAGCGCTTGATATCAAGGCGCTTGAAAGTCTCTTCGTCGGCTTGGTCAGCGGAGAGGCGGAGCTGTTCTACGTACATGGCGGACCTCGAACTGTTAATTAATATGAACATTATAACACGACAGTGCACGAAAATCCGTTAAAAATTATTAACACTATAACGGAAAATGTTCCCCGGGAAATATATTAGGAAGTGCTAATAAATAGCCATATTAGGAAGTGCTAATATTAGCTCGGGGAACAAAAACGCGGTTTTTGTTAATTTTTTTCCCGAAATCAGCAAATCAGTAAATTTTTAGTTGGGGCAAGTTGTTGAATTTGTTAGGGTGTTCAAGCAAATGTACACGGCGTGTCAGGAAAAAAGCTTAAAATTTTTCGCCGCTAAGCAGTTGAAAAACAAACAAAAAGTAAAAAAATTAACGGAAAAGATTAACGTTATGTTCAGAAACACGTCGTGTTCCTAGTAGGAAAACGTAGAACGTTTGAGCTCTGCCCAGCTGGGCCGAGAAAACTTCTGCACAAAGTTAATTTTTTTCTGTCTCGCCTGCTGTAAGTGATTGAATTCGCTAAGCTTTTCGGGCGCCTAGCCTGCCAAACCGGCAAAACCAACTTCTGAACAGTTGGCGGTTTTCTGAACGTTTTCAATAACTTAGCGGCCCTGCCGATATGTACACGCTGTGTAATCTCTGTTAATTTTTTTTTCTGTTAATATTATTAACAGGTGTTCAACGAAATGTACACACCATGTACATTTGCTTGAACACCTTCTGTTCAACGAAATGTACACACCATGTACATTTGCTTGAACACCTCGAACAGCCTTGTTTGTTCAACGAAATGTACACACCATGTACACATCGTTGAACACCGAAAAACACCTCTCCCCGAGCCCCACTTAAGCGCTCGGGCTTCGGGGTTGTGAATAAAAAATTGGAGCTCAGCCCTGGGCAGGACTGAGCTCCGTGCGGTGGTCACTGGCAGGTACATCCGGGTGGGGGCTTCGGATCGCGTGCTCTGGTGTAGAGGTAGTAGTGCAGGACCAGGCCCAGTCCTGCAGAAGTGCCGATGACGGTCCAGGGCCAGTAGACGGCGCAGATCCATGCGGCTATGGCGATACAAGCCATGGGGACCTCGAACCAGTCGTCGTCCCAGGCGGCTTTACCTATAGTGAACAGCCCGGCGGCCATGCCCAGCCAGGGCGCGTAGAGCGCTATGACGGCCACGACGGCCAGACCCAGTAGGTAGGTAAGGATGTGGGTGCTAAGCTTCATTGTGGGCCTCCTGAGTGGCTCTGGTGGCGTTTTTGAGGTATTCGAGGCGTGCCTGGACGCATCGCAGCTCGATTTCGGGTCTGAGCCCTATTTTTTCGGCGCATGCAATGAGTGCATAGGCCAGGGCATGGACGTCGCCGGTCGAGATGGCCTCCATACGTTCGACTTTGACGGTGTCGTGGACCTGAAGGGCTATGAGCGTGAGCTCTTCGCGGGCGTGTTCACAGTTCATGGTCTAGCCTCCGTTGTGTTTTCAGGGTCTTTGATGCGTCCGATGACCTGTTGGATGGCCATTGTTTCGGATACAGGGTCGAGATTGACCAATTCAGACAGGGCTACGAACATCATCCCCAGGTAGCCGTAAGGCGAGATTTCCGGGTCATCGGTATGGGCTTCAATGGCCTCGAATGTGGCCTCGACCATTGGTTTTAGCCGGTCAAGTAATGCCTGTGCTTGTTCATAGTTCATGGTCTAGCCTCCGTTGTGCTTCTTTGATGAGCTGCTCGGCTCGAGCATCCTCGAGCTGCTTGCGGCTGGTGTTCGGCGTGTAGTCCTCCGAGCATCCGCCCAGCATGCTGTGCAGGGCCATGCCGACCAGCACGAGGCTGGCGGCGACGGCGAGCAGGGGGAATACCGCGGCCCCGAACAGGACCGCGGCGATGACGAGTGTGTACTTGGCCCCTGTGTTCATTTGGCCCCCTTGGCCTTCGTGGCCTTCTTGGCGGGCTTGGGCTCGACGTGCTTGGCCAGCTTGGCCAGCTGAGCGGACAGGCCGCTACGTGCTGAGCGTGTGGCGTTGCGTGCGTCGGTGAACGTGGGTACTTTGACCTGGATGGTTTTCATTGCTTGATCTCCTCTTCGTACTCTTTGAGAATGGCGTCGAGTTTGTCGTTGTTACGGCGCCAGAAAGGTGGAACGTCCACCCACTGCAGCGAAGGCAGCAGGTGGTCCGTGGTGTGGATGTAGCTGAGCTTTTTGTAGCCCAGCAGGCGCTTCAACCCGATCAGTACGATCGAGAAGGTCAAGCCTCCGACGATCGCGGCCATCATGCCCGCGTAGCTGCCTGCGAATGCCCACATGAGGATGAGCGTGGCGGCTACGTCAAGGTAGAGGTCGAAGCCCAGTACCTTGCGGATGGTGTCGTGCTTGAGCTTCATGATCAGGATGATCAGCGCCAGGGCGGTAAGCAGGCCTGGTGTGATTAGCATAAGTACCTCTTTACGAAGTCGTGGATCTGTTCATCGGTGCATACGCCGACGTCGAAGAGCTCGTATTCGCTGTGGTAGGGTTCGAGTTCATCGACGTGACACCATTCGCCGTTAGGCCATACAGCAATTTCAGTTGAGCACATAGTCAATCCTCCTCGTTTGCAATTTTCAGAAGTACGTCAGCGTGGCACCTGAGCGGTGCGCACCAGCAGATAAGGTTTTTGCCTTTTAGTTCGGCTTTGGCTTGCGCCA